GTAATTATCATAACTTTCATTAAGGTCATAAGGAGTTATCTGGTATACATAATAAGTTTCTAAAATATTATACATTTTTAATCTTCTAAATAGCATAAATACTGGATTTTTAGTTGGGGTATGGCGTATATTTACGCCGCATTTACACCGCGTTTTTTACAAAATCAACAATTTTATTTTCGTTTTTAACAATTCTTTCGATGTCGTCACTTGCTTTCTGCGGCATAACATGTGTGTATAAATCCATTGTCATTTGTAATGTTGCATGACCTAAATATGATTGAACAACTTTCGGCTGCACACCTGCCTCAAAGCATCTTGTTGCAAATGTGTGTCTTAAAGCATGACCGCTGAAATATTCCATTTCTTCATCAACAGAACGGACAAGATTTATTGTATCTACAACAGAATCAATCGCCGCACTGTATAAAACCGAATTAAGTGGTGTGTTAAATTTTGTCGTAAATAAATAGTCGTTCTGCTCTTTAGGCTGTTTGTTTTTGATAACATGCTTCTGCCTTATCTGCCTTTCAAGATACTTTCTGCATAAGCTGTTCATAGGCACTTTCCTATTGCTCTGTTCTGTTTTAGGCTCTTCTAAATGAAATTCCTTGCGTTCATCATCAAGGTATTTCTGATATACAAGCGTCTTAGATACATTTATTAGCCCATTTTCAAAATCAATATCATTTTCAGTTAAGGCAAAAAGTTCTCCCGGTCTCAACCCTGTATTTACAGCAATATTGAATAGATTGTCGTAAAATGTGCCAGCACAGCATTCAAAAAATACTTCTTGTTCATCAATTGTTAATGCTTTAGCAAAAACTTCCTTTTTTGCCCTCAATTTAACTCCTTTTGTTGGATTTCTGGACATAAGCTCATCTTCCATCGCTCTTGAAAACATGTCTGATAATATAACTTTAATTTTGTTTTGCCGTTCATATCCATAGCCCTTATCGTCAGTAATATCAATTAATTGTTGAATATCCGACTTAACAAAGGAATTTATGTTGCGATTTCCCAAAAAAGGTGATATATTCTTAGTGTATATGTGAGTGTATTCCCTAAGTGTATTGGGGCGTACACTTTTCTTTTTGTACACATCTACCCAACGATTAAACCAATCGTCCAACTTAATGTTATCTCTTATGCTTGTAAATGACTGACTATCAGCTATTGCAATTGCAAGTTTCTTTCTTAATTCTGACAGTTTATCGTCATAAATGCTTTTTCTCTGACCGAATCTATCAACATACCTGCCACAATATTTTCCGTTCTTCCGTTGACAGATTCCATTTCCTAGCTCTTTACCTTTTAAATCCTTTCCCATTTTCTTTAGCTCCTTTCAATAAATAAAGAGCTATTGCGTGATAATTAATATTACTACACAATAGCTTATATTTCAATATATCTCTATATTTCCCTACTTTTTTCTATATATTTCTCAAACTCTTTACGCTTGACAAGCCTTTTATTTCCGACCTTTAAAACAAAGGGGCAACTAATCTCATTAAGCATTGTACTAATTCTATTAATTCCAATATTGCTATATTCAGACGCTTCTTCAACTGTCAGTGTTACTTTTTCCCATATAGGGATTGTTTTAACCATTTCATCAGTCCTTTCTATCTTGATTTTTATATCCTTAACTCTCCTTGAAATTGTTGCTTTGGATAACATGAGCCTCTGGCTAATTTGCTCTAAGCTCATATTACCCACAAGCAACTTGAAAATTCTCAATTCTTCCTCGGTAAAATTGGCATTTTCCAATATCTTTTCAAGCTCCGGCTTAGTAAGTTCTGACAACTTCATAAGCCATACTCCTTAATATTTAATTTTTATTTTTGTCTCTTCTTCTAACTGTTCAATAAGTTCTTTCGGATCTATGAGTCCTGCATTGAAATCTTCATTGAATTTATCAATCTCATCAATAAGTCGTTCTAGTCGCTTATTTCCAAATCCGAATTTATCGTGCAAAACCCATAACAGAATCGTTAAGGCATTGCCAAACATTTCTTTATTTTCTTTATTCTTCTGCCTGTTTAACTGAACTTTCATCATTTGTTCCTGAAATCTTCGTTGTTCCGACCTGCTCATTGTTCTTAACCTCTAACTTTTCAATTATTAACTTGTTATCCTGCGGATATATTTTATATATATCCCCTGCGCTTATAATACCTTGTCGCATAAACTTAGGCGGTATTGAAACTCGTCCGCAATTATCCATTTTGCGGATAACCATGTCTTTCTCGACATCTTTTTCAGTTATCCCATAATTTTTCCGATATGCTTTAAAGGTACTATATGGCATTCCGATTTTTTCTGTCATGCGTTTGTTGAGTTTCGCCGACCTTTTTCTTGCTAAAACTTTGGCACTTTCTTTAGAATTATATCTTTGATTCCATTCCGTAACCTTGCCACTCTCAACATATTCACACAACTTAGCTTTGCCTTTTTCAGAATTGCGATAGCGTTTTTGGTTTATATACTGTCTGCGCTGTTTATCTGTCTTATTCTCTATAGAATTTTCCGCGTCAATTTTAGCATCTCTGCTAAAATCTTCTTTTTCTGGCACATCATACTCGCAATCATCTAAAGTACAATTAAAGCAATCGGGATAAATACAATTTTTAGGTTTCATAATTTTTACCTCATGGCGTTTATTCTTTCTTGAATATCTTGAGGCACTTCAATATATTCTTCTGCGTTTGTATTTTGACCGATAAGGGCATTTTCTTTAATTTGTAATGCATTTATATCTCTTTGGAATTTTTGCTCGATTTGAGCCTTATACGAATTTACATTCGTCTTTTCGATAAGTGATTTGATATTGTCTGGCATACGATTTATTTCATTCGCACGCTTAACAACTGTTTCGTAAGTTCTTAGAAAATTTGATTGTATTACTGTTTCTATCATCTGATAATCTGATGCCGCCCAGTTTTTAAGGTTGTCCGGCATACCAACCGCCTGTTTTACAAGTGGCGGTAGCTTGTTAAATTCTTCAACCGCCCCATATGTGCCATTCCGTAACGCTTTACTAACTAATCCCCAAGCTGTCATTCCGTCAAGTTCCTGTGGCTGTGATATAGTCTGTATCTTACCTATCAACTGTCCTATGCTTGGAGCAAATCCGCTTATATCAGAGTTGATGTATGCTTTAAGTGCGATTGACACTTGTTCATAACTGTAATTTTCCAACATCATATTCCACATATCTACTGTCTCTGATAAATTGTTAGGCTTGTAGTTAGGGTAGCAATCACACATAATGCGAATGATTTTAACTGTTTCTTCTCTTACCATAATTAACCCCTTTTAATTGATTAGAAATAGTGTCTAGTTTGTCACATATAATAGCACTATTAATTGCAATTGTTCTTAAGAGTGATTCAACCGTTCCGTTGTGCGGATAATCGTATCTGAAATTAATTTCATTAAGTGTATCATCTAATCTACTCATTCTTACCACCTGCCTCTGATTCATACAAAATTTTGATGCCATCTGCATCTACATTTGAGCTTTTATTTGCTATGCTTCTAAAAATATCCACATAATCACAATTACCCAAATCAATAGGGCAATTATCTAATATATTTAATATATCTTCAATAACCGCTCTTTCACTATCATTAACTGTGATTTCGTAAATTGTATCTGAATACATATTTTTTCTCCTTTACACATTATCCCAATCAATAGCACCCTTATTGAAATTCTGATTGCCTTGCTTTTCGGAAACGACATTCTGATTAAGATAGCTCTCAAACTTCGTGCCAAACAAGGTATCTGGTCTTAAATACCTCTCTCTTTCAGTTCCAAGCCATTCATTAACTTTTTTATCTATGACTGTGTAAAAATCCTGTTCAGTATATCCCTCTTTGATTCTTGCCCCGATATGCTTCTTAGTATTAGGCGTATTGTATTTATATCTGGTATTGCATCTGTTATTTAAGTAACTAATAATATTTATATATATATTATTATCTATATTATCTTTCTTTTTATTTACTATATTATTATTAACAGAAACAGAATCAGATACAGTATCAGAATCAGAAACAGATGTCTCCATAGGGTATGTATATCCTATGTATAGGGTATCATTTTTAATAGAATCAACCATATCATTAACATATTTTCTAAATTCGTCAGATTTAATATGTTTGGCAACTCCTAAAACCCCTGCCAAGACTTTCTCTGATTTACTCCAGTTATACTTATACCAATGCAATATCAGCACTTCTTTAGTTTCTGAATCAAACTTAATAACCTTGTGCACCTTATCAAACCTTTCTAACAGTCTGATAACAGTATCTTTGTTATAACCTGTCTGCCTTGTCATTTGTGAATAACTAACCTCATAACACCCACATATATTTGTCTGTGGATTTGTTAGCAAATATATGTAGAAATACTTGTCCTCTGGCGTAAAATCATCTTCAACCTTGTTATCGGTCCAAAATGATAATTGAACATTTCTATATATTGCCATATTATTGCTCCTATTCTTCAAGTTCTGTCACATTGTTACTTCACTAAATCGTTGATATTAATTCTGAATCCGTCAAATTCCTTACCTTTACTTCTAACATAGGCAGACGTATCAAAGAACATCAAGTTACCCTCTCTGTCTGTTGCCATACTTACACCATTTCTTGTAAGGCTGCCTTTGAGTAGGTCAAGTAAAATCTGTATTTCCTGCTTTGTTTCGTCTTTCATTGTTTACCTCTCCATATTTCTTCATCAAGAATATACCGTCTGATAAATCTATCTGCGTATTGTGGGTGTATCATTGACCTTGCTGTTTTTCTGTCCACTCCCAACGGATTATCGCTTGTAACATATCTTTGCTTCATAACATCAACTGCCTCTAATGGTTCAAAAATAAAATTATTTTTAGGTTGTAAACCAATGAACCAATATTGTGTAGGCTTTTTATAGTAATCTCCATTCAAAGTCCTGTCTTTGTCTATGACATTAGGCTTTAGGCACCAAAAATGTGTTAAATAATGCATTCCGCTAGTGCTTAATGGATTTTCTATAATCAGCCTTAGATGTTTTCTTTGACAGACAATAACAAATTTGTTAAGTACCTCATAAAACAAACTTAACTGCCTATGTCTTTTCATTGACACCTCACATTTTTGCTCAATAGTGTAATTCCTGTACTGGTAAGCTGTGCAAGCCAAATGTCTTAACCCCTGGTCTGAAAAATAAGTGCAAGGGAAAAATGCAAATATCAAATCATCAGGGCTTATTTTGTCAAACAAACTCGGCTCACCTTGATACCCCTCCTCTATCTCTTTAAAAAGGTCTGTAATATAATCAGTTTCGTTAAATTCATTCTGAATATCATAGTCGTAGGCTTCAATTCCATACTTTTTGAAAGCGTTCTTGAATGTGCCTGACTGTTCAAATAAACAATGCACTATCATACTGTATCTCCTATAAAATCACTTATATCCATCTGTTGCTCTTTTTCAAATACAAGCATTTCATTCTTTGCACGCTCGTAAAAGTTTCTGTCAATCTCGAATCCGTATGCACTTCTGCCAAGTTCTGCGGCGGCTCTTAGTGTACTACCGCTACCGCAACAAGGGTCAATAACAACATCTCCCTCGTCTGTAAAAATCTCAATCAGCTTTTTAAGGACTGCTACGGGCTTTTGTGCCGGATGAATTTTCGGTACATCTTTTCCGTCTTTCTCCCACATCATATATGAACCATTGCTATAGTAAGTTCTGCCCCATTCCGCTTCATTACCGCCGTCAAACCAATTAAATACCATATGTCCTGTACCTCTGATATTCTTTCCGTTTTCATCAATCTGCAAGCCATTTCTGAATTTCGGTAACTTATTTCGATACAGTACAAGTGCATATTCCGTAGCACCTACGATACGCATATTAGCTTTAAGCACCTGTGGACTGTAATTTTTACAGAATACAAGCGGTATGTAATTGACAAATCCGTGTTTCTTTGCGGCGGCAATCAATGTTGACAACTGTTCAAATGAACAAAATACAATCATACAAGGGCTATTACTGCTTCTGCCCCTTGCGATAGGCTTTGTGTCCTCTTTTTTCAACATCTTTGAACAAAAATGGAAGTATTCATACAGATTAAAATTAAAATCTGAATTGAAAGCCGCCTTTTTCGCAAGTTTGCTTTCTCCGTTCTTATTATCGCCGCCGTTGTACCACATAGGGTTACTTCCGTAGAAGTTAGTTCCTACATTGTAAGGAACATCAGCAATGATAAGTTGCGCTGGCGGTATTGCATATTTCTTGTAATTCTGCATTGAATCACGATATATCTCGCATTTAATCTTCTTTTTATACATTCTAAATCTACCAAAAGGAAACCTCGGTTTTATGTGCGCACAACCTATTCCTTTCTTTGATTTTTAGTTAGTTACTGTGGTTTTCTGCCCGTCTGAAAATATTCGTCATAAGCGTCAACCGTATAGCGTATTTCACTCATAGCTATATCAACTGTTACATCTTTTCTATCCAATGCTCTTTCTGCATAATCTTTAATTCTCATCATTAAAGCCTGTGATATTACTATATTTGCATCGTTACTCATTCTGAATCGCCCACTTTCAATAAATCCATAAACTTCTCATACTGCTTCTGCGATACCTTGTTGTGCTTCTTATCGTCTCTAATTTCGATTTTAAGGTGTTTTTCTGCGATAGAGGATAATTCCCTCGCTAACACCTTTTTGCCTTGCTGTATGCCTTGCATATAGCCTTTAGGTGCTTTTCTCTCACCTATTGAACCACTAGCTCGATTTTCTCCTTGACCGCCTAAACTGACATTCCGAAGCTGATAACCTTTATCAGCATATAGCTTGATGTAATACTTCTCCTTTTCGTCAAGCTGACTTTCGGGGAAATTCAGAAATTCAACTCGCCAACCATAAGGGTTTTTCTCTTTGTCGTACAGCTTGTGTTTGCGTAAACTAAGGTTTATATGCTGTTCATAGCCTACAAGGTGGCTTGCTAATCTGCTAAGTGTATGTACTGCCTGTCCGATATACGCATACTTAAATCCGTTTTCATCTTCTCGGAGTAGAAAATATATTCCACTTTTGTCATTCAGCTTTGGATTCAGCTTCAACAGTCGCTTTTTGTTTTCCTGTTCTATCGCCTTGGCTCTTGCTATGTTCTGATAATTCAAGAATTATCACCTGCCTTTACTTCAAAAGGATTCACAAAATTATCAATAGGTTTAGCTGCCATACTAAAAGCCGTTGGCTGTTCATTAATGATAGTTTCAAATATTTCAGATAAAGCCTTATCGATATAATTTCTTTTGTGAATATCCTCAATTAGTTTATCTGCGTCAATCAGTCTCATATATTGTCTCCTGCCTTTACTATCTCTATTGCCTTTTCAAGAGGAATAAGATAATTATTGCTGTTGCCGCTTCCATACAATCTTACAGAAGAGTCTGTTTTCAACTGTTTCACAACCTTATCTACATCATAAGATGTTGGTTGTCTTCGTACTAATTCACACCACAAATCTACAAGCGAATCTGTACAATTTTTTCTTATAAACTTCTCAAATACATCTGCGTCAATTAATCTCATTCTTCATCGCTCCAATCTAATTTTTGACCGCAATCCCAACAAAACACTGTATTCTGCCGTTCGTTCATGTATTTTTCTAAACGTGCATTTCCACAAGTAGGGCATACATAAGCATATACTTTTTTTAATACACCTCTGTACGAATCGGTTTTTCTCGGCTTCTTTGGTATCCGCTTTTCAAGTGCCTGTATTGCAATCTCTATACTTTTGATATGTTCTCCGGTATTACCTTGTGCATAACATAAATCACAGTTGTCACATAATCTTGCATTACAATCTTCATAAATACCTTTTACTTGCATTTTTTGACATTTATGATATGCTCTTAGCTTTTCTGTTGCTTCATTCTCTGTCATACTCACACCTCTTTAATTAAATGGTAATCCCTCATCAGCTACATTGTCTGGAATTGACATAAAGCTGTCTGAATTAGCATTACCGCCCATAATTCCGTTACTGCTATTATTCTGCTGACTAGCACGACTTTCGCAAAATTCGTGTTTTTCAACAACACAATCATTAGTGTAGACTTTCTGTCCGTCCTTGTTAGTATAGTTGCCTGTCTGCCATCTGCCCTCAACGATAATCTTAGTTCCCTGGTGTAAATACTTCTCTGCAAACTCTCCATTCTTGCCAAATGCAATGCAGTTAATAAAGTCTGCTGCCTGTTCGCCCTCTTTCTTGAAAGCTCTGTCAACGGCTAATGTGTATCTTGCTACTGCCATACTTCCATTTGCCGTCTGTGAATATCTAATTTCCGGTTCTCTAACAACTCTTCCACATAAAATCACACGATTCATCTATTTTCCTCACTTTCTACTAACTCAAATCTGTATTTCTGTTCTGCATTAGGATATTTTTCCTCATCAACCTCGCTCATAAACATTTCAAGAGGTCTATTCCAGATATGCCTCTCATATTCATATACAACTGAAATTTCCTCGGTTTCGGTGTGCCTTGAAATACCGATAATAGTAACAATCTTGCCAATCTTAAAATGCTTATATTTCTCGCCTTTCTGTGGTAAAGGTCTGTCAAATTCTGTACTGATGTTATCTGCCTTAAAATGCCTTGTGAGTAATGCAAGGTCACAGTTTGGCTTATCTTCGCCATCAAGATTAAATTCTTCCGACTGTTCAATATGAAACTGCTGCCACCATTCGCCAGGCATAGTATCAAAATAACTTTCCAATTCTTTTGCTGTAGTTTCTCTATCGCAAACTAAATAGCCACTAACTCTAAATATTCTTGCCATATTCTCTCCTATCCGCTTCTGATTGAAGCCATTCCATACAACTAGCTTCTCCCTCGTATTCTTCGCCAAATGTGTTCTTAAAAGCTATAAGAAACTCTGCCAATTCTTCATCCGACATATTCCTTATCCTGCCGGCATTGGTCTGTCTGCTATCGCACCTGCAACAAGGCTCACTGTCTCTTGAATTACTGTTATGCTGGCAGTTGCAAGTGTGAACATCATCAACCCCACCTCTTAATTCAGCCAATTTGTTGTAAAAATGTCTGACATATTCATCTGTAAATTCGCCATATATCTTTTTAAATTTATTAAATTCATATATAGCATTGTCTTCTGCTAGTTCTCTTATATCTTCTTTACTCATTTTCTACACCTCTAAATTCTTCAAAATAGAATTTCACATCGTCCGACAAATGCTTTACGATTCCAAACCGCTCCGCCACTTGATAAGGTATGCTGTCACGCATAAGCCTTTTATGTATTTCTGAAAGATACTTTCGAAATCCCTCGACATCTAAAGTAGCTTTATAGTGATTGCAGCTCCTACAAGCTGGCATGTAATTTGAAATGTCGTCTGCTCCACCTATCCTAAGCGGTGTTGCATGGTCTACCTGCATATCTTTGTAAGCTATTTCTGTACCACAGTAAGCACAATGTCCGTTATACATGAGATATACAGTTTGTCTCACTTTTTTAGGTATTGCTTTTCTTTTACTCATTACTACCTCTCAATTCTTCCAGTTTTGCTTCTGCTTCGGATTTTGTTAGAAAAACCGAATTATTAAACCTGTTCTCAACAACCGATAACAATAAGAAAAACAAATCAACATTAGAAACCTCAACGATTCTTCCTTGCACAACATGATAAACTGTATCTCCCACCTTGCAAGGCAGCTTGATAAGCCTGCCCTGTTCTTCTAAGTCTTCATAATATGCTAACTTGTCAATCAATTGCTGATTTTTCGTCCGTATGCTTACTCTTTCGAACCATCTTCTGCTTTCCGTTAATCTCTCCATTACTGCTCCTTTCTGCCAAAATGCATCACCCAATCAATAAAATGCAATATAAAAAATAAGGGGTTTAAAACAAATGCAATTATAAATATCAATGTACAAGCAAAAATGTTAAGGTTTGTACATTCATATATCTGCTTTGGAGTAACTGCAACATTATCATAGTCCCCAAGCGTTGCAAAAAATATAATGATAATAAATATGATATAAAAAGCTAATATCAGCATTACTGCTCCTTTCTGTTTCCTTTCAATTTGCATTGTTATTGTATTTATTAAGACCATCCATCAGGATAAAAAACAGGAATGCCATTGTGTAAATATTCAGGACATTTCACTCCGCAATCATATATATCTCTATCCTTTTGTTCCATAGCAGAAACCTTTTCATCGTTATCCTCATACCATCTTAATTTGTCCATACAGTCAACATCATATTGTATCTTTTTCATGCAGCCATTGCATTTTTCTTTGACTAATATCTTGGTCTCTAATGCAGTTCCTCTATGATACCTATGAACATTAACACAATCTATACAAGGGTCGTTGCCGGACAATCGCTTATTTTGTAACTTTACTTCTGGATGAAATAACTCATATAATTTATTTGCCATTATATATAATTTCCTTTCTAAAACGGACACTCGCTAGGATTTTTCAAATCCCAACTTTTCCCTGCAACTGCAACATCTACATTCGCCCCACAAGCAACTTTCTTCATCTTCTCGATAAAACTATCTCTATCAGAATTTTCACTTGATAGATGGCACATTATGACGTTCTGTAAGCTATCTGAATAATTTGCCTTAACAAAATCACAAGCTGTGTCAATTGATAAGTGACCTCTGAAAACGTGATTAGCTTTGCCTGTATCTCTGTCGATTAAATCCTTGTCATAATTCACACCTAAGAGAATGTGGTTTATGTCTTTAAACTTCCATTTGACAACCTCACAATCGGTAATGTAAAGCATTCTCCCCATTTCCTTGTGAGTAATCAGAAAGCCATATATCGGGCAAGGTTCGCCATTTGCATCTGTATGTGTCCAGCTTCCGTCTATTGTTGTTAATGCAAACGTATCAATTTTAAAATTTGATTTTTTCACTCTGCAGCCAAATGTTTCTGATTTACTGGATATCAAATATGGTACAACTGTATGAAAACCAGCCTTGCACAACTCCAAAACTGACTTGCTGTGGTCAAGGTGTTTATGGGTGCATAACACACCCACAACATCTTTAATATTCCAATCTAAGCCTTTTTTAATTTCCTTAATCGGTATTCCACAATCAAGGATAAGTGTTTCTCCACTGTCGGAAGTTAAGGTGTAGCAATTTCCTGTACTTCCTGTTGCGATACATTTAAGCTTCATTCCTTAATTTCTCCGCATCTTCTCTTAACATTATTTTGAATTTTCCACCACACTCACAAACAGCTTTTGCGTCATAAACATTCCAATTTTCATTAGAACGTGATTCATCTTTTTGCTGTGGCTTTCCGCACAATTCGCACGCAATTATTATTGGATTTTGTTTCATATTTACACCTCGATTTCATCATCCTGCGGAAACTGAAAGTACTCTGTTGTAGCTTTCTGAAATTGTTCCTCACTCAAAATACTCTGTACTTCTTCAAAACGCTTTGAATTGGCTGTGCAATGACAAAACACATTATTTTCATACACTTTTCTAAGCATTTCCATAGCCTTAATTGCCTTTTCTTTAGCTGAATATCTAGCTAACTTTGTGCCATCCGGCGATGATAAATTACGACAATAGATAATTGCAATTTCTCCGTCCGAAAATTTTCCACTATCTATAGATAATAAAAAATAATCATATGGGATATCTACTGTTCCGTCCTGTGAAATTACTCTCATAATCAATCTCCTATTCTGTCTGCATAAATGGTGGCAATGTGCTATCTTCTGCCTGTTCTTCGGTTACTTCTGTGGCTGTACCCTCGATAATGTCTGATTCGTCAAAAACAACGCTGTTTGCGTTTTCTTTAATCTCATCAGCAACAACCTTTTCTGTATCAAGTTTTACATCTGATATATTCTGAAATTCCTCTTGCGCATATAAACCTTGAAATCTATCTGGAAATGCTTCTCTCAAAGCCTGTACAACAGCTACTTTTCTAATCATTGTAGCCGGTTTTTTCGCCCATTGGCTATTGAGCGAGCCATCTTTTTTTCTTCCTGCGTACTCATCAAAGCCTACTGACTGATACTCGTCCTCTTTTCCGTCAATAAAGATTTTCGCCCAGCCACCTACGATAGTTTCGTTAGGTAAAACCATTGTTCCCTCTCGCTCTTCAACAGTTCCGTCCTTTTTAATTACAACAATTCCTGCTTTCTTTCCCTTGTATCGTGGGTCTGCATTGGCTCTCTTTGTAAAAACATCTTTTCCAGTAACTATTGTGGCTGGGTCGTTACTTCCGTACTTAATAAGGTATGCTTCTCTCAAAAACGGATTTAAGTGCTGGTATCTGCATAATGACATAAACATCATTACTTCTCCGTCAGATACATTGCCGCCGCCACTTACAAGGTATCTTTTTATCATTGTTGGAGAAATTTTTACCATTTCCCCATTTGATTCATACTCGACTATCTGTGTATTCTCTGCCATAATTAATCCTCACTTTCTTCGATTATCTTTAATTCCCTTTCTTCTCTTTCAAGTATTTCTTTTGTCTGTGCAATCCTTGATTCTGCCCGTTTCTTAAATATCTCCTTGGCATACTCAAAATTAGGCTCTGTAAGGAATAAATAATTAAATCTCAATGCCAGTCCTTCTTCATCTTTTCTTACAGTACTTAAGTAGTTTGGAAAATTTCCACCAACGGACCTGTATGTCTTTGGTTTCTCTTCTGCTTCACAAACCTGTACTGTAATTCCTGTTTTCCCGTATCCTTTACCTGTATTCAATTTGTAAAAATAGAGCTTCATATTATCCCTCCACAATCTCTAATTTCTCACTGTCATTTACAATCAGCATAATCAACTGACTATCCACCATTTCAGCAACTTTCTTCTGATTATCTGTACTAAGGCTTTCAGAATCATCTAAAACAATAGGCACCGATATGCCGCTAATCTTCTGAATTGAACTGCAAATGTCAACTCTACCTAAAATCCTGTTTCCCTTGTTACTCATAGTTGTTAAAATGCTCTTTCCGTCAACTGTAGGTATGCAACAGCTCTTGTAATTACCATTCTTGGCATATTCAAACAACTGCCACTTAACCAAACCGAAATGACTGTTTACCGCTTCTGTCAAGGCTTCGTTCTTTGCTTTGTCTAATTTATCAAGTAAATCAAGGATTTTCTCGGCATTAGCCTTATTCTGTTCAGAATCAATCCTTGTCTGCCTTAATTCTTCAAGTCGCTGTTCATCTGCTGCCGTATCGGACCTTGCAATCTGGCTTTCACATTCTGCTAACTGCTGCCTTAAAGCTGTTTCCTGTGCCTTTAATTCTGCCTTAATCGCCGAAATATCATTAGCCTTGTGCATAGCTTCTTCTCTTTCAGCAATCTTCTGTTCAAGTGCCTTGTATTCTTCGGTGGCTGACACATCAATCTCCTGTGGAAGTTCTGCTAACTGCTTTTCAAGGTCTACTAAATCCACTAAATGTTTTTCTAACTTCTGCTTTCTGTCAGCCAATTCCTGTTCAGCTTCAACTAACAATCCTTTGATTTCATCAAGCATTTTCTTAGCTGTGTTGCCCTTATCGGTAATTCTGCTAAGTTCAGTTTCTTTATGTGCCTTAAAATCTGCCTTTAGTTTCTCTTTCTTTTCCTCTGGGTATTCCTGTTTACAATAAGGGCAAATAAGATTATTCTCGTCAAATACACGCTCTTTTTCAGCTTTCCATTCGGTTCTGCTATCATCAAGTGTTTTCTGATATTCAGCTATCTTGTCCTTATCAAAACTAACAACATCTTCTGCGTTGCTGATTGACTTCTTGCTATCCTCAATCACATAATTAAGGTTACTAATCTGTGATTCAAGTTTTCTCCTAGCCTTAACATTTTCTTCATTAGCCTTGCGTGACATATCACTAAGCTCAAACTTAAGATTAAGAATATCTGAACTAGCCTTGTCATATTCGGCCATCAGCTTATCATTGTCGGTCTGTTTTGCTATGCAGTCCTCAATCTGTTCTTTAAGGCTGTTCTTCTGTAATTCAAGGTCAGATACTTCAATAGCCTGTTTAAGCTGCACATCACGCTCTTTCTCTTCAATCTGCCCTTTTAACTTTTCGGCATTATCATCAACATCTTTTTTGATTTCATTGTTCATAGCACGTATTTCTTCATATGTGTATTTTTCAAGAAGTGGTACTAATTCAGCAAGTCCATTTTTGGATTTTGCTATATCAAGGTCAGTTATTTTCTTTACTAAACTGAAAAGATATTCTCTCATTTCCTTTGGCTTCTGTGTGAGGAACATATTGATATTGCTACACATTTTAAAAATGTTCATATTAATATCAAGGTACTCATTAAATGCCTTTAATGTCTTTGAAACGCTGTTGATATAATATGAATTAGGGTCTTTTACAGTTGTTATAGTAACTCCATCCTTTGTTACTTCTTCATAAGTGCGTTTCTGAACCTTTTTCAGAATGACTTCTTTTCCGTCAACATCAAGCGTAAGTTCAACACTTGTGTCCATATCGTCAACTGATTTTCCGTCAACTTCACGTCTGACAACTGGATTATCCTTTAACTCATAATCACAGTTAAATAAGCACCAGAGATAAGCTGTAGCAATAGTTGACTTGCCCTTACCATTCTTAGCCATAATCTTTGTAATGGCGTAAAAATCAAACTCAGCGTGTGCATAGCACATAAAATTTTCAAGCACTACCTTTTTTAAAACTGCTCTTTCCATAAACATATCCTTTCCTTATTATATATTCATAATGAATACGCCATCTTCAACTTGGAAGTTATCAATTTCCCTATCCGCATAGGCTGAATACTTAGCTTCTTCAAATGAACCGTTAAAAACTGTTCCCTGCTGTGGTGTCCATATCTGGCATGTAACATCTTCATCAATAGCCATACTTGCTAACTCTCTAACTGTAATCTCACTATGCATTAGCTTCGCCCTCCTCTGCGTAATCAATCCTGCTTACTGATACTTCATAAGCAACCCTTGTCTCAATCTCATTGTCACTTATCTTCTTAGCGTACTCTCTGCTCTGGAATCTTCCCTGGATCTGAATGTGTTCTCCAACTTCAAGCCCACCTGCAAATCTCGCATTTCTTCCCCATGCTATACATGGTATGTAATCTGATTTGCCATATGGTCTGTTTACTGCTACTAAGATATCCGCAATCTCTCTGCCCTTTGGAGTACATCTGTATATAGGTGGTTTGCATACGAAACCATCAAGTATAACTGTATTGATATTTTCTTCAAATGGTAGTTCGGTTGCGTCCTGTGCTAGTATTTCAAGTTCTCTTGCAAATACCGATAAAATCAGCTTGCTCTTCACATCATCAATATGCCTGTTGAAGCTCCTTATCTGCCCTGAAACTGTGACAACCTGTCCTACTTTGATTTCTCTGATATCAACAAGTCTGTCTGATATCATTACCGGTAATGTATCTTTGTTACCACTTGTTCTTGAACACTTGAGCATGAATACATAAAACCCCTCGCCAAGTACTTCATGTGAATATTCTGGCTCTCTCTCAACTACTCCTGCTAATGTGATATTGTTGTTATTAATTGCATTTTCCATTTCTTTCTCTCCTTACTTCAATATGTAACTTCCTATTGGTACTTTATCCATTCTTTCAATCAGATGGATTTTGCAGCTAAAAGTATAGAATTTTCTAAAATCCTTTTCTCTCATGGCTCTCTGCCTGTTTCTATTCAACTTAATGATTCTTTTTATGCTACTCATTGGCACTCTCCTTACATCTGTAATACATCGTTGTTATAACCCCTCTTGCTGTGAGACAGTCATAGTTTTTCCATGTTGATAAATCATGGTTAGCTGATTTAATTGCTGTTCTAATTGACCTTTCAATAGATACTGGTGACCTATTTGTTGCCTTAGCAATACTGTTGTAAATATTTTCCATTGATGTAAAATTTCCAAAGCGTTTGACAGCTTCGATTATGTAGATGTAACCTCTTTTATTAGAGAGAATTCCCAGGTTGAACATTTCTTCTCTTATCCTTACTTCCATAAACACTCCTTACTTGTAGCAAAAGTACATGTTCTGTACTTTCTTATAAACACCGCTACCTTGTTTAAATTCAGCTTGATACAACACATTGCTAGGTATGTCATATCCGCTTATTAATAATTCTTCTGCTATTCTCCAGCACCTTTCTGTTGACTCTTTATAGAATCCGCTGTTTTTAAGTTCTGTACATTGATATTGCCCTGGCTGATATATAACTTCTTCAATGCTGTTAGGGAAATACTCACTCTGTACTCGGTTCAAAACAACGGCTCCTGCAAGATATAGCATTTCATCATCGTTGCATGTCGCTCCGCATTCACCCATCAGCAAATGTGCCATGAGCGATAACTCATATTCATCAACACTTATCTCTCCAGTTTCAACCTTATAATCAACATGTGAGTTGTAGCATTCACTTAACACTGCACTCTGCTGATTAATCTTAGCTTGCGGTTGTACCGGTCTTAGAATCAACGCTATAAGGCTGATTCCTGCCAGTGCTGCGGATATGTTAATTATCTTTTCTTTCATATCTTCTCCTACATGTTTGTATCATGTACCACTTCGGCAAGTGCTATTAGCAACAAATAGGTGTCGATGAATTCGTGTACATCAGCCAAGTATTTTCTTTTAATACTCTTGTATGTCGCCACGCACCCGAATTCGCGTTTTAACTGCTTGTATATATCTGAATATACTGAACCGCGAATACCACCGTCTTTGTACGCATTGCTGTCCTTTCCGCCAAGTACTTCAATTCCTTTCTTTCTAACATGTTTCTGCACTTCTTCAATCTCACAGCCGTAAAGCGGAGTTTCTTCTTCGATACTGGTTATCTTATCTTCAACCTTATCAACTCTCTCTGTGAGTTCTGTGTTTCCCTGTGCCAATAATCTAATCTGTTCAGATGTTGTCAAAGGCTTACTGTAACTTCCTGTCTTTCTGATTGACGGAAGAACTTCTGATGTAACCCATTCTGTAAATCTCTCTGCACTTTCTTTACGGCTCTGAAAGATTGTTTTGTAAAGATTAGCCTCGCTTATAAATGTCATTTTCTGCATTCCGCCCTTTGTAAGGGTGTCCGCAGTATGGATACCCTTTTCAGATAACCTCTGCTTAACATTTCCTACATTTGATATTTCCAATGCCTTGCATACATCAGCCAAGCAAAACATAGGTTCATCATCTTTAGTAATGGTTCGGATTTCTCCAAACTCTGAATTGCTAAAAATCTGTAGCTCCATAAACATTCCTTTCTAAATAATGTGTGATATATTTTGACCTTTTAAGGTGCATTTGAGCAATTTTGCTCATTCCTATCTGCTGTAACTTGTAGAACTTTATATTTATTGATACAATAGAGAAGTGATGGTAGACACTTTCCGAAAGGAGATTGTATGGATACTGTCATAGCATTGTGCGTATCAGTGGTTGGCTCATACTTCTGCGGCGTAGACTTCTGCACCCTGTACGCTCTTATTTCTATATCAATAGAATTAAACAAATATGCTAAAGACAAAACTGCCAATCGGTAGGTAATTCACACTTGATACGAACAGGGCGCTATCCCTGTCAAAAAGAACTAATGATGTTTGAATAAAAGTTTGTAACTATTTACCGCTACCATCACTTTTCTATTGCATCAATATTAAAAATTCTAATTCTTATCGTTTCTTAATTAGCAATCAACAAGCGCTGTTTTGCCAACTTTTTCCGCCTGTGCATTAAGCTCTTCGCAAACCTTGTCAATTTTTGCGGCTACTGGACTGTTTTCTAACTCTACAAGTGCTCTTAAAGCTGAAATTTCCAATTCTGTCTTTTCTTTTGCAGATATGTCGCTTTTTCTTGTTTTCTCTAAATCCTCAAGTATGTAATCTTTTAATAAATTAATTTGAATTTCATTCATTGTTATTATTATCTCCTTTTTATGTTATAATTCCTTTACTAAATAAAGAAAGGTGGTGTAAATATGCTTCTAAAATTTCAAATAACTTGCACTTGTTATAGCAGATATACTGTTAACGAAGATATATCTACTAGCAAGATTGTTTGCCCTAACTGCGGTCTTGAATATCCTTACTCTGACAAAGTATTATCTATACTCAAGACTGCTAAGGAAATACCAGAGGGTAACATTACCTCTGATAAAGAATGCTGTATCAGTGTTCTTTCTCTTGGGGAAGAAATGAGTGGTTTTTAATAGATTGTTTCATATACTCTAAAAAACCAATCATTTCCGCAACTGTTAGTTTGCTATCTTTGAGTTCTGATAAAACTTTATTCTCTAATTCAGAGATAGCAGACCTTGAAGAAAAATATTTCTCCATAAATACAGCTCCCTCACAGGTTTTGCATAAGTTGTCTTTAAGACTATTAAGATAACTTTTCTCTACTTCATCAATAAAGCTTGCCATTCTTACTCCTTTCTAAAAGTTAAATATTTTGAACTTCTAAAGCAAAAAAATAATCCTGTATATCATCTTCTGATAAATCTAATAATTTAATTGCTTTTAAAATTTCAATCTGTTTCCAAGGTCGCTTGCCTGTCATTTTAAGTGATAAAGTCCTGTCTGAACATCCAAACGCCTTGGCAAAGTCCGTCTGACTTCCGTACTTTTCAATTATGCGACCTCTTAACTTACTGTAATTAAAAGCCATTCCAATTCTTCTCCTTTCTCCGTTTTTTGTTCAATGTTTTGAACTGATTGTATAATAGCATTATTAAATTAATATGTCAATAAAAAAGTTCAATATTTTTTACTTTTTTAGTTTTACATCTTGAACTTTTGTTCAAATAATGGTATATTATCAACAGAAAGGAGGATAACTAAGATGAAAGAGAATACATCAGATAGGCTTAAACAGCTAATGAATGAACGGAAGTTAAAGCAAGTTGATATTTTGAATTTATCATTACCATATTGTAAGAAATACAATATCAAGATGAATAAATCTGATATTAGCCAGTATGTATCAGGCAAAGTTGAACCTAGCCAAGAAAAGCTAGTTGTCTTAGGAATGGCTTTGAACGTGTCAGAAGCGTGGCTAATGGGATTTGATGTTTCGCCAATCCGTAAGGATAATTCAAAAGAAGCTGAAAAAGATGTTGATTTACTTTGGAAGTTTTCTATGTTAGAACAAAGAGATAAAGAAACGATATTAGATATGATAGATGTTATGTTATCTCGAAAAGAAAAGAAGTAGGGTTTTACCCCCACCTCTTCAAAAAGTTTTCTATGAATGAATACAGGTACTCTAATGTACCTGTATTTTCTATTTTTTCTATTAATCCGATAATCTTTTGCTTATATTCCTCATTCTCCATATATCCCCCTTATTGCACGATATAACACTGGTAGCGATAGTGTTATTATAGAACATTTGTTCTTTTATGTCAACCTATCCCCAGTAGATTAACAGTTTTCAGCGGTGACACTGCCAACGCCAATCAAACAGTGCCACCTAGCCGAAACTTGAAGATTCTGTCCGAACTCTCTCGGACAATTATTATTATAAATACTGATAATGTAAAAATCAACTTAAAGATATCGCAAGTTTCGACAACATTCGACAAATTATGCATATTGTGATATGATTAGTAAAATTAAATTTAAGGGGGATTTGCTTATGAAAAAGAGAATTGTAAGCATTATGCTTGTTGTGTGCTTATTAAGCCTTGTAGCGTGTCAGAATGGTGCTTCTGATAATATCGAGAGTACCGCAACAGAAACACAAACTGAAACTCAAACTAAAAAGAAAACTTCTGGTTCTGGAATAAATAAAAAAGCTCTTTTTAAAGATGTTGCTTTTAAAGAAGATAGAATGATGTACTCTGATAAAGCTACTGCTTCCGATTTAACAAGAAAACCACAAAATTATATTGATAAAGATTTTGCACTCGAAACCCATGTTATTCAGCTTGTAGAAGATGGCTCTTCTTTTCTTGTTAAGGGTGGTCCTGAATGTTATTCTGTTATATTGTGTTCAGTATATGAGAACAACCTTTCAACAGGTAACAATATATTGGTTGTTGTTAAGTTAAATACCGACCTTGATAGGATTATAGTTAATGATAATGTTACATTTTATTGTAAAGGAACTGATAAGACATATTCATACACTACTGTATTAGGCTCAAGAGCGACTGTTCCTGTTGTTATATCAGAAATGTATGACATTCATTAAAACATTACCGGGAGTATTACGCTCCCGGTATTTTTATTAAAGTTAGACTAATTCACAATCAGCTACATTGACCACTGCGAATAATTCTCCGTCATGCACAAGCACAACCCTGTCTCCACTTCTTTCTGATACTGTATACTCGTCATACCAAGCCTTAATAGGTGTGCCATCATAATCAGTATCGCCGACAAATCTCACTGTGCTACCCTCTTCAATATCTTCACTGAATGGGATATCAGTAGGTGTATCATCAGAGCTTGCACCGCCGACAAATTCAAGATTAGCAATATTTACAGCGGCTGTGATTGTTGTGCCGATACCTATAACAATTCTGTCTCCGTCCTCTTCAATTACATCATATTCATCATAATATGTCGTGAATCTGGCACCGTCATAATCAATGTTATCAAGCACTCTAACTTTCTTGCCGTTGCCACGACTTACTGTATCTGTGTTGACATCATTGTCATTGTCATAAATACACTTAACAAGGCTGATGTTATCCTCGTCAATAGCAGCAGTGGTTACGCCGTCAACACCGATAACAACTCTTCTGCCGTTAGCTGATAAAACACTGTACTCATCATAGTAAGTGCTAAATGGCTCGCCATTATCATACTGAATAGCGTTAATAACCTTAACTGTATCGCCCTTATGGTATTTAGTGTCTGGCACTGGCTCATAGTCTGGTACTGTAATTTCTTCAACGACATGGTTTGTGCAATAATCAGTGTAGCAATAGTTCTGGTCTACTGTCTGCCCGTTAATCTGTGCGTCTCTAAGATAATTAACACTTCCACCGAACTGCCACATATCATAATCAACGGCAATTCTAGGTTCTGCATCTGAATACTTTGCTACCCAAATGGCATAACCAGCTTCTTTTACTCTTGAAATGTCTACATAATTGTTAACACAGTTCTCATATGAGTATAAGCCGACATTCTTATATCCTGCATTTCTCATTTCATCAAGAAACGCCATAATAATGTCTGTAAGGTCGTTGCCAGTAACCATGCCTGCTTCAACATCATAAAACACTGGATAACAAAATGATTTACCTGCTAAAAGCTGTGTAAAATATCGGGCTTCATTTACAGCTTCATCAGCACTTAATGCATTGCCAAAGAAATAGGCTCCCTTGTGGATTCCTGCACTTTCCAACTTGTTATAACTGTTCTCAAACTCTCTATCTTCGTATAAGCCATCATCAGCACCGCCTGCCTTGATGATTGCAAAGTCTACACCCTCATTATCTTTTGCTCTCTGAAAATCAAAATCTCCTTGCCATCTTGATGTGTCAATTCCGAATAATTTGCTCATAAATTACCTCCTAAATTTAGAAAAATGTGTATCAAAAAAGCACCCTAGTGTTTCCACTAAGGTGCTTGATTGTGAATATTATATTGTTAATGTTATGCGGCACTGCCAACCTTACTAATTACTCATTCCGCGACTAAACTGCAATAATATTAAATGCACCGGTGCAATTACTAAGGCAGTATCTGAAACTTAACTAAATATAAGTGAGCCTATAATATAATCACCCTTTTGGAATTCGCTTGTTGCCCATGCGCCTTTCTTCCCATCTTTCGTATAGTATCTTGCAAAGGAATAATGTTGGCTTGCAGAGCTATATAACAATGTTGTTCCATAGCCTATCAACTTTGCTCGAACTACACCTGTGGCATCATAAGGAATATAATTGCTTTCCAATATTTTATTAAAGTTAGTAATACCCATATTTTCAAGAACTGTTTCTATGTCATAATATCCTGTAAAATTATTCTGTGTAGAATCTTGTGTTTCAATTTTGGAGGCATAGTATAAAATCCCTGTTTTGGTAGATTTATTATAATAGCAATAATTATAGCCATAACCTTCAAGAGTACCATCTACACTTGCAATATTTTTGCAAAAAGAGTTTTTAACGTCAATATTACTGTTTAGTTGTGTAACTTCATCACGAAGATTACTAATCATATCATTGTTATTCTTAATACCTGCGTCCATTATATTTAAGTTTGTTGCATTCCAGGGAGTACTTTTGCTTGGCGATTGTTGCCAGTTTACACGGCTGTACGAAAGAAATCCAGTTAAGCTCATAATTTGCCTCCTAAAAAATAAGAGTGCAGGCTTAAACCCACACTCTCTGATGATTTACTCTGTTACTGTTCCTACTGCGTTTATCGTATCTGAATCAATTGTCTGCTGTTCACTCTTTAGCAGCTTATTGACTTCTGATTTAAAATTCTCATAATCATTATCACATTGTGTCTGATTTGCAAGGTATAATTCCTTGTTAGTAATTGTCTGACTAATTGTCAGTGAACCAGTTTCCGGCACAGCCGCATACATTGTCATGGCTGATTGACCATTAATCACTGATGTTCCGCTTAAGTTTGTTGTCTTTGTTATACTTAACATATTGTTTTCCTTTCTACCGCTGTGCAGATTTAATACCAATTTTTTTGTGCCCAATCCCATGTAGCGACAGCTACATCGTCAACATATATAGTTAAAACGCTTCCGCTCCAATCAAATGTTACTGGATTGCTCATAGACAAAGCAGGTCGCATATAGTTTTTAAGTGAAGGGTGATATAGCTTAACATTTAAATAGTCATTAAAAACACATTCGCTTCTACTTAATATCCAGTTCGTTCCTGAACCATCATCATTTGACATTTCAATGTAGTGTCCTTGTATCTGTAAAAATGCACCTGTACTGCTTTTCATAAGGTATTCACCACCAATAATAGTAGTGGTCATTGTAATACCTCCGTCAGTTACATTTACATTTTTAAATGTGCCTTCTAAATCAGCATCAACAGCTTTTAGCTTCTTACAGTCTATCGAACCATCTGCTGAAATAGTAGTATTAGTAGATGTAAGCGTGAACAGATTACCATTGATATTAACAGACTTATTACCACTAATATTAATTGTGCCTTTAGCTTTAAGTGTTATATCGTCTGCAATAGCTTCTATGGCAGATTTGAGTTCTCCGCTTGTCGGGTCTTTCTTGATATAAAGGTCAAGACTTGCTGTTGTAGCATAGCTTTTAAGGCTGTCAGTTGTGGCATAACTTTCAAGACTCTTCTTAGTAGCATAATTATTAGAGACTTCCAACTTGATACTATTGCTTTCCTTGGTTATCGCTTGTGTTATAGCGTTGTTCATAGCTTCTGTAGTGCTATAGCCTGTAAGAGCATTCTTTGTTACATAAGTTGTGGAAATTTCACTCTTGATACTATTGCTCTCTGCACTAACTGCCTGTGTAATAGCATTATTCATTTGTGTTGTAGTGCTATAATTGTTCTGAACATTCGTTGTAAGGGTAGATAGGTTTGTACTTATATTGTTTACATCAATTCTTAATGAAGCATTCTGATTAAGAAGATATGTTGTTTCTGTCGCACTGATTTCCACCCAATCATGCGTTCCGTCAGATTTTCTTATAAATCGCCATGCCCTTTGCTGGTCTTTCCAATATACAATAGTCCCAACATACTTCTCATACTCATCTTCTGTATACTCCCATGTGCTATCACTAGGATATCTATCATCGCTTGGATATATCTGTATGCTCCACTCATTAGCAGGGTAGTTATCCTTAGTCGGTGCATGTGCAATCTCATATATCTTATGATTGCCATTAAGCTGATTATCAATATACTGGTATTGATTTGTAACATCAACTGTCAATCCATTTAAGTTCTGTTCAACAGTTGTCAGCTTATTAGATATGTTTGTAACTTCATCTTGGTTAGCTTTCTTCTCAACTACAGTTGTAAGACTTGATATGCTCGATGTGTTAGTGTCCGTTGTCTGTTTAATGCTATTGACAGTATTACTCAAAGTTGTAACAGTGCTACTATCAGCCTTTTTAGAAAGCGTTTCGGTCATTTTGGTTATGTTACTACTATTTTCATCTACTGTCTGCTTAACAGTATTAAATGTAGTAGTATCAACCTTATTACCCATATCAGTTTCAAGGCTGGCTGTTCGTGTTTTAAGACTTGATAATTCACTGTCTGTATTAGTTTTCCATGAACTTATTTCAACATTAAACTTCTTAATTCCTGTAATCTCACCATTGATGTTAATAATGTCCTGTAATGCTTTAGTAACATCACTATCCTTAATTAATACCCATTCATATACAGGTGCTTGTTCTGTGCCGGTATTGGCAAATCTGTAAGAATATCCGTCTGCACTCGAAGCTGGATTAACTACATAACAGATATCGCCTATATGCTTTTTTCTCGTAGCATTATCAGTCCAATTAACAGCTGGCTCATTATTAAGAGTAGGTATTTCTGTCTTGGTGAATGTCTCAATGTTTCCGTCGATTTGCCCCTGTAAATCTTCTTGTACCTTATCTAAATATTCTTTTGTTGGCACTTCCTCGGCTAATTTATCTAAAGATAAAGAACCTGTTCCGATACGCTTTCCGTTAATTGTACCTACTGTAATGTTATCTGCATTAAGATTAGTAACTGTAATCTTGCTTGCGTCAATAGTACCTGCTGTCAGCTTGTTTGCTGAAAGACTTTGTACCTTTTCGTTTGTTACTGCACCATCTTTGATAAGTGATGTTGTAACAACTTGTCCTTTGACATTCGCAAAATCAATTTGTGCGTACTTTAAATCCGCTATGTCCGCTGTTAATGAATTGGCTTTCAATTGCGCAATTTCAGCATTAGCCGCCTTAAGGCTTTCCACATTAGCATTAATGATATCTGCATATGTTGCATCTAGTTTATTTGTTTTAAGGTTATCAATATCAGCATTAACAGCCTTTAAGGTTTCAATGCTTGCGTATCTGATATCAGCTTCATCAACAGATAGTTTATTAATAAGCGCTTTATTTACAAGTATCAAGTCAGCATAGTACCGTTCCATCTGCTTAGTAATAGGTCCAGAAGCAACGCTTGTATTCTCCGTGTCAGATTGACCTATAGATGTAACAGTATCCATAAGTCCGCCGTCACATTCGTGTGTAATCTGCATTATAGGCACTTTGTAATCAACGCCACTCTTGTTGACAGTTATAATGTCGCCGACTTCTAATCGGTAATCACCGACAAACTTAACTGTAAGCGGTCTAAATGTAAAACCACCTATCTTTTTATAGACTTCATCAAGAATTGCCTGTGTCATAAACGGATTAGCAAATGTTAATCCTGTTGCTCCGTCACCAGAAGTAATCTGACTTTGTTCTGTGGAACCACTCTTGGTATTATTACATGTCAGTTTTTGTATGATAAAATCTTTACTCGTTGTGAATGTAACGCCTTGCTGATAATACTTATGTCCGTCAAGTACATATCCACTATCTTTATACCACCTTAATTCAAGGTTTCCGTCAGAATTAATTACCGCATTACAGCCTTGTAGCATAGCCATATAACCGATAATTTCTCTGTAGGTATATCCTTGTGGCTTGTCGCTGATAGTATGTGCTGTAACTATATTTGTTGCTAAAGATATCCCTAACTTGCCACATATCTCATTAAGAATAGCTTTATCTGTGCTAGGAAATGCCATGTCCGAAAAGTAAGGCATGTCAGCCTTGTACATTCTGTCGTATGCTTCATAGCTTGTGTATTCTCCGTCACTTGTCTGCTTAGTAACTGTAAATATTCCCAACTGAATATACTCAATCTCTGTGTCAACCTTAACACCCTCAAATATGGCAATCTCCTTATTTTCAAGGCTTGTTGTTGGCATATAAATAGAAAAGGTAACACCGCTACTGCAAGTGTTACCTATCGTAATTTCATTATTGGGATTTATTATGTTTTGAAACTTGAAATTGTTAAGCGTTTCAGTATGTTCTTTTCCATCAACAACATACTTAGAATAGTATCTTGCACTATTTCCCTTAACAATTTCCGTCATAGCTGTGTCTAATATCTTCATTCTACACCGCCTTTATTGATTAATTAATGGCTTATCATAAATTCAATTGAGTATAATTTAGCTGGTGTAATTTCTTCGCATTTATCGAATGCGTCCATAGGAAGCATTGTCATGTCAGGCACTTCAATCTCTTGCTCATTGATTTCCTGCAATTCTTCCTGTAACTTCTTTAAGTTCTCTGATGTAACCTGATACTGATTATCGTTAATAACTGGATTGCCGCTGTCGTCCTTATCTGCATACTTAACCTTAGTATCTTCTATGGTCTGTAGCGTTGCTTTGTACAGTTCTTCCAATGCCTTAATATTGCACATAACAGCCATAGCAATTCTGCCTGTAGTCTTGTCGTGCGATATGTTACTTAAGCTCTGGAATCTGTCTATTAACTCACTCGTTTTAAGTTTCATGTGGAACTCTCCTTTATTTCTGTATTAGACTTAATTTTGCTCCGACTATTAGTCCGTCCTCATTCTTCGCCCTTGTGAGATACGGATATGTCACATCTCCTGTGTATATTGTCATTTCTTTTTGCGTACCTCCTAAAAATAGGACTTGTGCTGTTGGGAATGGGTTATCTACGTCGCTTACTACATTATCAAGCAATAGTGCCTGTTCACCTGTTAATGGCGGTAATTGAAGCTCAACTTTGTCTTTGATATCCACGATTGTGCCTACCATTTCTCCGTAATCATTTCTTCCTGTATTTTTAGACCATATCTTATTCCTACTGTATGTGTAGCCGTTATATGCTACTGGGAATCTAACCCCCTCAATCACAACTGCGTCAATCAATCAAACCACCCCTTTCAAGGCATTAAAAAAGGAATGCACCATTTCTGATACATTCCTTAATATTTCTATTGCATTAATTCAATTAGTGTTATATAATATTTGTACTGCTTGTTTAAGTGGTATTGTAACTTTTGGCTGTCAGTTGTCGGGCTGACAGCCTTTTGTTTACCAAAAAATCAGCCCACATCTGTTACACATAAACCTATGTTGTGAATAAGTTCCGCCCTGTTGCTTAATCTTCTCTTTCTCATTAACCAGTGTAAACGGTCTTAAAGGATTCAAATTAACAGTATATCTTGTCTTAGTTTTCTGCGGTACAGTTGTTGTAATCTGCGTGTGAGAACAATCCCAACTACTACATCTTGGACAATATACTTCAACCAATCCGTTTTCCGTCGCTCTGTACACTCCTTTAAAGTTAGGATTTAATGGGCGTTGAACTTGTGGCTGTTGCTTTTTCTTTATCCCTATTGCTTCTAGCATTTCATTTAGTTCTTTTTTTACTGACATACATATTTCCTCTACTGTAATTCTAATGTTAATTTCATAAGTTTTTTATCATCTCTCAGTGGCGTTACTTCTAAATCAACATTACTTTTATCTTCTAGTATATATATCCTTGCAACTGTAATATTTGTATCTGTCTGTAATTCTCTTGCAATATTATTGTATTCGTCAATGTCAAAACTAACTAACGGATAGTCGAGTTCTTTGCCGTTCTGAAAACATGTAACATTATAATTATATGCAAAGGCTGTGTTATCTTCTGAATTGTTTGCAAAGTCAAAATAAACAACAAGAACTTCTCTGTCATTGCTATCTGTAATTACATCATGCTTAAGATATTTAAGCGTTGTATTATCATATGTAATTGTATCTGTGTTCTGTTCTGTTGTAGCAGCTTGTTTAGTGACATTTATGCCGTCTGCATTATTATTATTTCCATTTCTGTCAATTACTACTATTAACATTAATATCGAAAATATAATTGCAAAATAAGAACCTAAATGCCTTTGTGATCTATTCCCTTTGCTTTTAGTCAAATCCACAATAGCTAATATAAGTGCTACTGGAATTGTAAAAGTAAAAAGTGCCATAACCGCTGCCACTATGCTAAGTTTACTATCTTTCTTTTTCTGTTTCTTATCTCCCATATTGCGTTACCCCTTTGCTTTTTATATATAGTAAAAGAATAACACAATTCTTTTATCTTATCAATACGGAAAGGCTGCTTGCCCTGTCATATTAGTATAGTTATTAGCTTTATCTTGTACCATTGTAAACAGCTTATCTGCGTCACCTTGTAATGTTATGTTTACATTGTTGTTAGCTTCTGACATAGCCGCTACAACTGCATTGTAAACCGCTGGATAAACTGCGTTGGCAATACCTGTTGTGATTTCCTGCTGATTGGCTACTGCTGTTCTTCCGTCCATAGTACCAACCATTTCGGGTCCAACTTCGTTTGCGACAAACAATTGTCCTTTGCCTGGGAATCCGCCGTTTGCATACCAATCAATACTGACTTTTGGCACTCTAGGCGGTGCAAGACTAAATTCTCCGTCAATCTTAAAGTGTGGTGTATCAATGTGTGGAAATTCAAGTCCTAAATCATTCCACCACTGCTTAAAGCTGTTCCAAGCGTTCTGTATCTTAGTTTTAAAATCTTCGATAGCCACAGAAATGCGTTGGAGTGCTGGTTTGCTATCCCACCAATCTACAACATCATCCCACTTCCCTTGAATACCTTTTTTAATTCCGTCAGCTAAGTTTTCCCATTTTTCCTTAGTAAACCACGGTTTCACATCATTGCTCCACCAAGAAACAATTGCAAGACTGTTCCACCAACCAACGATTGAATCCCATTTTTCTTGTATTCCTAATTTCATTCCGTCAACAGCGTCAACCCATGTATCTTTTTCAAACCACGGTGCAACATTATTATTCCACCAGCTAACAATAGCTGTATTGCTCCACCAATCTGAAAAACTGTTCCATTTTTCACTTAAAGATGTTTTTATATTGTCTCCCAGTTCTCCCCATTTTTCCTTAGTAAACCACGGTGCAACACTTACAGTCCACCAATTTGCTATATCATCTTTATGCCCGAATGTGATAGTTTCTATCACTCCGTCAATAAAGCTAGGTAAATCTTCAAATGGTGCTTTTATAAGATATGCTAATTGGTCGAACATTGACATATCTATTTTCTCACCTGTTAATTTTTCATTGAGCCAATTGCCTAAATTAAATCCAGCAATAGCAGCTACTATTCCACCTACTATTCCAGCACCTATAGTTAAGCCTATTTCTGTTGCTGTTCCTGCTCCTATAATAGTGCCTATATCTGTTGTAAGTAATCCACCTATTCCTGATATTATACTACCTGTTCCGAATGATTTTAAAGCACCTTTAATACTTGTCCCTATTACTGTAACAAGTTTCTTTTTCAAAACACTTCCTAAGCCTGTAAATTTTAATGCTGCTATAGCCGTTATTAAGGTTGTTTCGATTGGTGCTGCCGTAAATGAACCACTCCATAATTCGATAGCTGCTTTAATGGCTTGCCATAACACATTGCCAAGGCTTGAAAATATTTCAAGCCAATTAAGTCCGGCTAAATACTCTCCTATATTATGTCCAATTGTATACCAAGGAACATCATCTATAGCCTTTGCAAACCAATTAAAAATTCCTGCCACAAGGTTAGATGTATCTTGTCCTGCTGCATAGAAATCCCCGATTGCAAAATCTTTAAATATCTTCCTAACAGGTTCAAGTGCTTTCTCTATCTTATCAGCCCAAGCAACTGCCGAATTTTCCATATTTGCAAATGCTTTATTCCATGCCGCTTCATAATCAGCCGCCGCCTTAGCGATATCATCTGTCAAATCAATAGTGCTACCGCCGCCACCGCTTGAGCCTTTGCTTGAGCTTGTATCGTCCTGTAATTTATTTATTTCATCAAATCCCATAAGGGATAATGTAGCTTTCTTAGCTGAATCAGCTACATCTTGGTAGCCGCTTGAAATATCTTCTAAGCCGTCTGATGTGTCTTTATATCCACTTTGTCCAAAGCTCTCAAAGTCAATCTTAACCCCCATTAAAGAAGCAAGGTTGACTAATAATCTTTTGATTGCAATAGTAACGCCGTTTACAACTGGCATAACCTTTGAAAGAATTGGGATAAATAGCTGTCCTGCTACCATTCCTACCTCTTTCATATTGTTACCGAACTGGCGTAACATATTACTTGGGGAGTTGATTGTCAAATTTGTTATCGTATAGGCTCTTTATCCTATACTTCTTATAGTTTCCTATAAGTTCAGAGTACATTATCACCCACATCATTATGTTTGGTTTGGTGGTAGCCACTTCCACCTCATACTGCCCTATATGCAGTAGTGTCGGACACTCTTGGGAATATTATATTTATTCAATTCCTACTCGTTACGATACTCAATAGCCTATTCGCAATCTATTGAGTTATCTCGGTATTAGCATAGTTGAAAACTTTAGCCTTCACCGATTTTGCCCGATTGTCATAAGACATTTCTATTCTTATGCAACACTTGGAAGATAAGTTATATCAGCTTTCTTCCGTCTATTAGCTAAATCACCCCAAGATACCTTACTTTGGTCTAATATCGCCAACACTCTTAACTGCTGCTTTTCCATCTGTGTCATTTCTGATACAGACTTTGAAATGCCTAAGTTATAGGCATACGTCGCTAATGTAGCATTAGTAATATCAATACCATATTTATACAATGCCCTTGACTGCCCGATTAAGCCGCTTTGTAAGTTCTGTGCTACTGTTGAATAGTCCACATTAAAAAGTGAGCTTATATCGCCCGCAAGCATTGTCATTGACTTTGTTATTGCTGTTGTTGCTTCACCCGTCTGTCCTAGTGAGTTAGTGACAGAGGCTAACTGTGAAGCGTACTGTGTTATCTCTTGTATGTTAAGTCCTAAGTTCTTTGCTCCACTTTCTTCAAGCAAACCGCCTTGAACATTGACTTTTAAGCCTGATAGTTTTCCAAGAGTATCATTTACTCTACTTTGAAAACTTTCTGCATATGCTGTTGCGTTATCATAGCCGTACTTTTCGTAATCTTTATCCCATTCCGAGCCAATCTTGCCAAATGCAACCGCTTGATAGTTGAACGCCTCAATGTAATCTGTTGTTGACTTGATGGCTTCTATAAGTTTCTTACTGCCACGAATTACCATAAAATAAGTGGCATAAAACTTACCTATTGCACTTGCTAAGTTCCAACTACTTCTAGTTGCTGTCCTAGTACTTGTAGAAACGCCATACAGCGACTTTTGAAGTGAGTTTGAAGAAGTACCCACCTTGCTACCTTGACTAGCAAGATTAGCCAATGCGTTAGTCATTTGAATGACATTCTGACTTACTGTTGGTGCTCTTGATAGCGTTGTCATTAAGCCATTTAAAGCATTGCCCAATTTTGGAATGTTTACAACGGCGTTTTCTATACTCTTACTGCCTAGCTTACCAAGTGACTTTGCAAATTCTGTGACTTGTGTTGCATTTTGCGGAATAGCTGATATGCTTGCAACTGCCTTTGTGACAGCTTGAAGTGATGTAGCTGTGTTAGTTAGGGCAACTGAATCAACAGAACCTATCTTTGTGATGTTCTTAGCAAGCCTTGTAAAATCTGTTGTTCCTGCGTTCATATTCTGCATAGCAGAACCTAACTGACTAACACCACTCGCAAGACCGCTTAGTGATGAACCATTCACAGTTGCAAGTGATGTTGATAGCCTTGTAAGCTGATTTATCAGTTTATCGACGGAATTAATAGCTTTAGTGGCAGTACCGGTAATTTTGACTTCTAAACTGTCTAATTCCACGCTTTATACCTCCGGCTTATCATTTTTAGGGTGTGTTAAATCCCAGTTTGCTTTGCGTATTTTCATATTCAAGACAAACTCTTCTCTCTTTCTTTGTATTTCATCTTCACTGTTCTCTTTTTTGTTAATATCTCTATAAATAGGCTTATCCGGGTATTCAAGCTCACCTTTGCCCCAAGCACCACTTCTAACACCTATCTTGATTGCTGGGAGTATGTAACTACCTATCGCAAGCCATATATCTGAATCCATTCGTTGTCTTTTAAGTTTTTTGCCCTCTACAACAGCCCATAGCTTTTTAGGTGTCATTTTAAGAAAGTCTGAATAACTAACGCCTAGCGAACTGGCTAAGACAAAGTATTCTTCCCAAATTATTTTGTGGAAGTCTGCTTTTTCTTGTGGTCCTGTGGAACTACTGTCGGCTTCTTCTGTTCCTGTGTCGCTTCTTCCACATTGTTCGCCATCTCCTCTAACATCGCTGTTATTCCCGACAGCTCGAAAAAACCATCATCTTCCATCGCTTTCTTGATTTCTTCAAACAATGTTCTATATCCGTAACTCTTATCTGTCTTTCTTTTCTCTGTAATATATGCCCTAGTGAGTTCCTTTGCTTCATTCATAGTTACTGGGTTATTGTCAATACAACCTGCATAAATGGCTAAAATGCAAATCTCTGGCACATCTGCTGTCATATTTGCCAATCCATCAAAGGAAGCCTGTGCAACACTCTTATCTGTCTGTGCAAGTAAGTAAGAACCATTAACGACAGAAAACATTTTCTGCACTATCTCTTTGCACTCTGCTGCTCCAAAAGAGAACTCAACTTTGTATTCTTTTCCGTTTACATTAATATTCATCATAATTTTTACCCTTTCCCGCCCTATCGTCCATATAGGGAAAGGTGCGGATTTTACACCGCACCTACCTTTTAAAATAATTATTCTGTTACATCATCAAGATATGATGTGTAGTCGGCTGTTTTGGCGTTTGTGCCACCAATCGACACAGCCTTTGATTTAGTCGATTGGCTCATCATTCCCCCGATGTTGGCTCCACCTTTGTGTCTGTTCCTACCATATCCTCAATAATAAGGTTGATAGCCATTGTAAGAAGCCCGTTCTGCTCTTTACTTGTGATTGGTAACTTTGATGGTGGTTGTGCTACAAAGAACTCCGCGTCTGTTATGCCCGGAGTAATCTCCTGGAACCACATTCTCTTACCGCCTGTCAATCCATTGTATGCTGTAATAAGAGTTTTCCATTCTTCAATAGTTGCGTCTGTCTTATTAACTGTTACTGCAACTGTATCTGTGACTGTATCTCTGCCTGCAATGTTTCTTGCCTGCTTATCTTCAAGTGCTGAAGCGTCTATCGCTTCTGGTGTTACTGTAATTTCATCAATAGAATTAATTCTTGTAAGTAACTTGAATGATGTTGGCTTTGTACCTGCCGTTGTTTCAACTCCATAAGAGAAAGTAACGCCCAGTGTACTTAATCCTGCTACTGCATCTGCCATTGTCTACCTCCTAAAAATTTGCAAAAAAATAAGAGCATTTCTGCTCTTTGTTACATTAATCTGTCATTTGCTCCAATTAACCGCCTAAATCTAGCGGTGCTCTTATGTACTTTGTTACTGATTGAGAACTCTGGCATTGCATTGCCTTGAAATCTCATTGTCTTAAATGCATCTGTAATTACTGCCATAACCTTGCGACAGTCAGGCTTGCTTGTGTTAGTGGTAACATCTACTTGAAATGTTGCTAACAATGCGTTAATTGTCTGTCCGTCAAGTGTTTGCCCTTGTTCAACTGCTGACAGTAAATGAATGTATACTGTTGGGAATACTGCTTGACCGCTGTTTTCCCCCTCGTTGGTTATAACTATTTTTGGATATGTTTTCTTTAGTTGCGTTAGGGTCGTTGCCTTGACAAGTGCTGTGACTGTATTCTCGAGGTCTATCGCCCAATCGTTTGCATTCGCCATTAACTAAACACCTCTCTTGCTATCTGCTTATACTGATTAATAATCTCTATTGTAGCGTTATACATAGGCATTGTAGCTTTAACGCCGTGCGTGTAGTGCCATTGATTATCATTACCTAAGTAGTACCAACCGTCGCTGAATGCGTGGACTTGCCCCGGGTATGTTCCTACACCCAAGCCGAAATCATTAGCCTTTGGGTTCTCGTTGCCGCCGTTGTAATAAATACCAGCACCAAATTCAATTGCTAATAGCGTGTAAAATGGCTCTCTATCTTCTACCTCAACAGTTTTACCGGTAGCAATTAAAATAGCTTGGTAGCCATCTTGAATAGGCTTTCTGTCAACTCTCAATGTTACTGTCCTGCCTAATGGACTTTCATTAACACTCATAATTGCTGCTTTGTCGCCTAATTCTGCTAGTCGTTCAACAAGTAATTCGCATTTATACTGCAAACTCTGCTTATACTGTTGTAGCTGTCTGATAGCTTCATTTACGGACTTTTCAGACAAGGATATATTAATTGTATGTCTTGCCATAAACACGCTCCTTAACCGCTTGCAAAGCAGCTTGTCTTATGCTTTCATTTATTGGCTCTTGCGTAGATGGAATCATCTTTCCTTTAAAGACAGAACCAACTAATTGTTCATTGTCTGCGTGTATAAACAAAGAGTCGCTTTTTGAAAATCCACCTGTCTGATACTTCATGTCTACCACCTACTTTACAACTGCTTTAAGCATATACTTAGTTGAATATAATGCCGGCTTAATGCCTACAATCGTGAAGTCCGCTGATGTTTCATCAACAAGACTGTCAGATGTGTATGTAGGCTTGCTATTAAGCCAAATAAGGTCGCCTTTTTGGATAGGTAACATATTCCTATCTGTCAGCAAAATAGCATCAAAATCAGCCGTATCAAAGCCGTATTCTTTGCTTTGTGCTTCTCCGCCGCTGAATGATATGTTTGCTTTGAAATCGACCGGCTCTGAAAAACCTGTTTTTTCTTCAAGGACTTTGGGTATCTTATTTCCCTCATCATCAAGATAAGGAATGAAGTTGCCCTCTGTGTCGGTATATCCCTCATATAAGATATTGCCGTCATCATCTTTTTCGTAAATAGTTACTGTCTGTCCTTGAAGTGAATACTTCATAGCCTGCTTATTAATGTCAAGCATATTACTTCACATCCTTGCCAAATCGCTTCCATAGTTCAGACAGCTTCTCCCAACCGTACATTGCTACAAAAGCAACAACAAATCCTGCCATAATCGCCGCAAGAATCATGTACCACAGTATTGTCATCTGAATATACTGCATATAAGCAACAAATGCCGCTACAGTAATACCGATTGACAAGACAAATACCACAATATCTGTAGGTACTTTATTGAATACTCCAATGCCCTTAATTACCTGTGTAATTACAGACACCATAAAAGCTAATGCCCCGACAATTGCTAATATGATTGTCATATTTGCAATCAATGTTTGCATAATATCCATTCTGCTATACCTCCTTATCTTCATTAAGTCGTGCTTCCAATCCGTCTATTCGGTGGTGTGCCGACTTTACACTTTCCTCAACTTTAATAATCCTGTTATCGTGAGAATTAAGTTCTTTTCTCATTTCTGTAACTTCATTCTTTATCTCTGTTGTATTGCTTGATATTGTGTCAAGTTTCATATTTATGCGTGTATTTTCTTTTACACGCTCTGTAAGTTCTGCATTGTCAGACTTTTTGTTGTTCTTAAGATTAAATCCCAACGTAAACAGTCCGAAAAAGACGGAAAAAGCAACTGAAATAATGCTTATAATTACTGCTATTGGCATTGATATACCGCCTTTCATAATTAATAATGGCACACCGCCCACCACCCTTAATGTGTGCCGCCTGCTACCGTATTGGTAACGCACAATCTTCTATAAAACCTTAGCAAAAGGAAATACCCCAACAAATAAGCTGTCTCTATCTCTCCAAGTTCTGTTGACACCACCCTCATTCATACTCGCCATGTAGTTCTCACCAGCTTGTGAATGGTCGTAGACAGCCAGATTAACAATAACACTCTCAAATTTTTTCAAATCCTCGGTTATCATTTCGTCTGTGTAGCTGTCAGGGTAATTTCTTCTTGCTTTTACATCTTCTGTAGCTTGTTTAATAAGCTGTTCGATTATCGGATTGTCTTCTTTGTTATCGAACACTACCACATCAGATGTTGTTTCATCATCATTTGTGACTGTATCAATATGAAATTGTTTAAGTCTGATTTTAGTTTGTTCTAATGTAGTGTATTCCATAATTTCAGCTCCTATAACCCTAATTTCTCAATTAACAGTTCTTTAAGTTCTGCTCCTGTAAGCTCCATTGCGTTCTCAATACCTTGTTCTAAGGCAAGTGTCTGCAAGTCCGCTGTTGGCATACGCTTAATAGCTGTCTTTGTGTAATCGCTTGTAGGTTGAGCAGGGAACTTGTCCTGCTCTTCCTCATATTTAAGCTCATCTCCATAAACAGCTTCCTGTCTTACATTATCTGCTGTTACTTCTTCGCTCTGCTTTGCGGCGTTGATTTTATGTCGTCTTAATAACATATAAACACCTCTTACTTTCCGAACTTAGCAAGAACAACCTTTGAATCGTTGCTTAAGACTGCTGTGTAATGCTCGTCGCCAGAGATAACAGTTGTCTTTGCAAGAATATCTCTGTCTGATTCAATCTCAACGCTTCTCTTCATATAGATTGTAAGTGCGTTCTCTTCCTCTGATACGCCATCTGCACCTGCTTCCTCGTTAGGGTCTTCTGCTGATACGATAACAATAGGACAAGCATAATATTCTGTTGTAACAGCCTTTAACTTGCTACCTACCTTAATTTCCTTGCCCTTTGGCTTGAGTGTATGTGCAAGTGCTGTATCAAGATGAACATTAGTTGTATCCTCGCTTGTTGTGTCAGCTACAACATTGATTGTTCCTGTTGAATCGTCAAGCTCATACTTAACCAGCTTAACTTTCTTAGACTTAACAACCTGTGCTCCTGCGATAGAACCGATAGTGCCATTCATAATTACATTAAGTGGGTACTTGTCATTGCTCTTAAAATCATCGTCATTAAGTAATGTGGCTTCCTGTGCTGGGTTAATGAATAATATCTTTGTAAGTGATGAATCCGATTCATCATCAAATTTGCTATTAGCTGCTACAACTGCTGAATAGCTGATAGGCGTTGCTGTTCCATCGTAATCAATAGGTGCTGTGCAAAGTGCGTCATAGCTGTCATTATCAACCTTTGCAGCGATTGACATAGCAATCTGATTGATAGCTGTACCAAGTGGGTCGCCATAACCAGATAATACTGATTCATCTGTAAGCTCTACAGCCTTACCTGCTTTCTTAACCTTTGCTTCTGTTGTAGATGTTGTAAGTACTGTTGTACCCATAGCAACACCTTCTGCTACATCTTCTGCGTCACCAATATAAGCATACTTTGGCACAACGATTGTGCTTCCCGGTCTGCCTACAAGCGTTGTGTCAACTCTTGCAATAGGCGAAAACTTAATTTTCTTTGGTAACTTAGCTGATACCATATCAGCCATTACCTGTGGATCTACTAAATTTGCTAACTTAGTCTGTGGCATAGTTTATTTACCTCCGTTTTCTACTCTGTGAACTTCTTATAAAGTTCTGGATTCTTATTTCTGAACTCCACTCTTTCGTGGTAATTCATCTTGTTGAACTGTTCCTGTGTTATCGTGCTTTCTTCTCCACCGCCTGCATTAATAGCCGGTCTTGATTTAAGCCACTCTGCCTTAGCTTCTTTAACCTGTCTTTGCACTTCATTGGCAATTACAGTTGCTATAAGGCTATGGTCTGCGTCTGCAACCGCCTCAATCAAAGAATCAATATCCTTTCCATCGCCTATAACTTTCTGATAAGCATTGACAGCTTTCATATGATTAAGCTCTTTGCTCATGTTCTCGAACTTTTCAGCCTGCAACTTTTCAGCTTCCGCCTTTGCTTCCGCTTCCTGTTCTTCTGCTGTCTGCTTTGAACGAAGTTCTTTCTTGTACTTAGCTGCTTCTGAACTGGCTTTGTCAGAAGCGTTCTTATACTTCTCTTTTTCAGCTCTTTCACTAGCAAGCTGTGCCATAAGTTCTTCTACGCTAGGTGTCTGTTCTTCGTTCTTTGGCTCATTATTAGTTGTTGGTTCTGTTGTTGTGTTAGTTACATCTGCCATAATTTCTTTACCTCTGCTTTCTGCGTTTTTTGTTGTTCTCTCAACTTCTTGCGATATTTGTATTGCCCTTTCTCTAGGGCATATAAAAAGCCACAAGGCATTTCTACCCTGTGGCTCAATATCAATTATTTGTCTGTTCTGCTCTTATCTATAACTGGACTATTTTTTGTCTGGTCTGATAAGTCTTGCATTGTGCGGTCTTTGTTAGGTGATTGTTCGCCATCCCCACCCTCTGCTTGGTTCTGTGTATCTTTGTTAATTATGCTGTCTTGATATGCCTTAACCATTTCTCCGCTTCTCGCTACAACATCGTTAGGGTCATCAAAGAATGGAATTGCATCAACTGTATCTTTAAGACTAAATCCGTGGCTTATCAATGTCGCCATAGCGTTAACCTTAGTTGACATTTCATAAGTTTTTTGCCGCTTAATGTTAGGTTTTACATCTCTCGCCCTTAATTTAAGTAATGGGTTGCTGCTGTTAACATTGTTTGACAACTTAATAGCCGCAAGAACAACTTTTATCTCTTCCATTTTGCAGCCATCTGTAATTAATTGCTGTTTTGCCGCCGCTGTTTCAGCCTGTGACCAGCCTGTTGCATCTGACATTGCAACTCCTGTACTGCCGCCGCTATTATTATTTCGCTGTGGCACATTACATTTCTGCAAGATTGTCTGTCGCCTTGATTGGATATTGTTAAGCATACCTGCGTAATCGTAATTAATTGCAAGTGGCTCAACTATTGGAGTTTTGCCATCTGCTGATGTATAGGTCTGCATCCATTCTCCAGATTTTGGCTTTCTTACTTTTTCAGTGATATGTGGTGTTCCATCTTTATCAACTGTCGTTTCCTGTTCAACCGGGAAATCAACATCATTTGTGTGCCATACTGCTTGTGTATTCTGTTCAACATCATTTGTGAAATCTGAAATGAGTAGGTTTAAGTTATCCATTTCAGATATTTGCCGTTCAAAACAGCCCATTCTATCAAATGACCTTGTATATTCAATAATAGGAATTTTATGTAATGGATTCTCTTCCCCACTTCTCTCTAAAAATCCCCATTTCGTTTTTCCTTTATTTTTTCCGTTAGTAATTTTTATTCCGTCGGTAATTTCATATCTCGTATCTTTGGTAAAACAAGTGTAATATCTTGTACCGCTATGTTTGTCTTTGATATAAGTGCCTGCAAGAATAACCCTCTTGTCACTATAAGCTGTTGACCTTATGACAAATGTTGTTCTTGGGTCTAATACATCATATGTAAAATAGCTTTCTCCATCCTCATATTCTGTGTTTACATCAATGAGGACATATCCAACGCCACCAATTTCAACATATCTTGCAAGTTCCTGTTGCTTCTGCCTTGCATTCTGTGATTCGTAGCAACTGTTTAATTCTGCTATAGCTTTTGTAAGGTTAGAATCCTCATTGTCGCCATTTTGAACTAACGTTATAGGATTTCCCCACTTAAAACCTAAATTGAACTCCGTGACTTCATTAGCCACATTATCGCAACACTCACAGTCAATGTCTGGTCTGTAAGTCTTTGAATTCTTCCTAACTATCGGCTGTATTCCTGCGTCATAATCAAGAAGAAACTGTATTCTGTTGGAATTAATATCATGTTCCAAAATTGCTTCACGCAAAATTGATATTATATTGTCAGGCGTTATTTCTTTTGCACCTGTATAAATAGCAATTCTTCCTGTTTGCATTATCTACACCTCTAATAAAATGTCATACCGCTTGAACTTCTGCTTTGTGGTATTTCCTTAATCTGAAAATCATCATCATCGTTAGGCACATACCATATCCATTTGTGGCAATGCTTGCACGCTAATTTATGTGTTCTTGTGTCTTTGCTGTCTGCCTTAGTCAAAAACTTATGGCAGTTCGGACACATAATTGACTTATCTTTATTCATATAAAAATTCATATTTTTACCTCATTGCATAACAAAAGCACCGCCGCAATTAAGCAACGGTGCTTTCGATAAGGATGTGTTTATGAAGAAACATCTTTGTGACTTCTTACAGATATACTATACCACGCTGGTAATGTGACATTCTATGACATCTTTTACAGATATTCACTTCCATATTTGTCTTCAAAGGCTTGTAGTGCTTTAGCATGTATTCTATGTACCTGTCGCCAACACCAGTCTGTTTCATTTGCAATTTTTTCAAATGTAAACTTTCTGACATATCTTAGAAACAATACTGTGTAATAATCTTCGTTGTTTATCTGTTCTATCTGCTCTATTATTTTGTTCTTTACATCAATGTATTTATCTATAAGCTTGTCAAAGCTTTCTTCCATTTGTTCAAGTCTGACATATCCGCATCCTGTTTTGTCCGGATCTGATGATGACATAACTCTTTCTTCATTAACAACCGCTGATATGCTGTATGATAATTCTTTATACTGTGTTATTTCTATCAACTTATTATCAATTATCTTATTGTAATAGCTTATCTGGTTAAGATAGTCCTTAGTTGTCATATAAACCCTCCTGTTATATCGGACTTGATATTATTACTGTCTGCTTTATCCTATTTCCTTTTGTCATTCTTAATGCAAAGTTTGAGAAAACATCTGGAACATCATCTAATTGTTTCTTGCCTGATACCGAATACTGTTTTAATAGTGACATCATCACTCCGTATGGCTCATTAGGCTTATAAAGCGATGCGTCTTTAAAGATAATATGTTGTAATATCCAGTTAGAACATTGAAATATTCTTGCTTCCTTATTCGTTTCAGTTGGTGTATCAGTGATGTTGCATATCCAGCCGACACTTTCAACTCTCTTATTAACTTCCATAGCCACTCTATCGCCGCCGGCGTTACGCTCAAATTCGCATTCTTGTACTTTATTATTCACAAGAACTCCTGCGGCATTTCTGTATTGTTCTTCGTAATCCGCTGTGTTATCGCATACACAATCAATGCAGTAATAATCTTCTCCATATTTTTGCAATACCGGTAGTACAAAGTAATCCGTACCTTTACCTTTTGTATCGCATTGAGCTGTAATAATCTCCGGTTCTCCGTGTGGTAGATTAAGGTATCTGCGGATTTTATCATCTGGGAATAATAACCCCTCACGTTCGATAGGCTCTTGTTTATACAAACATCTATAAGATATTTCGTCCATGAGTAATTGTTGGTCAGTAAAAAACTCTTTTGTAAATCCACTATACTCATAGTCAAAATTACTCTCACCTGTTACTGGATCTACATCCGGCACAGCAATAGTCTTAACTCTTTTGTTTCCTGCGTACATATTCTGTATTCTTCCGATAACATCATGTACGCTCCAACGTGTAGCAATATGTATCTCTTTGCAGTTATGTCCGTCTGTATCTTGGATTTTTCTTTGTCTGGCATCTACTGCATATTTATCCCACAGCTTATCAAGTACCATAGGATTAAGTGCTTCTTCAATACCACCTATCATATCATCCACAAGTAAAAACTTACTTGCACGAACTTTACCGGCATTCTTACTTCCTACAGATGTACATTGTACGCTTGGAAATGGCTTATATTTGCCGATATTGAACTGCTCTAACTTTGCATTAGTGCTTGTAACTGTAAGGCTAGGAAAGATTTCGTTCCATGCATATTCATCAGCATTTGTAACAATATCGTATACACCATCATAATACATTCGTGTAATGTCGCCAGAATGGGAGTAAAAAAGGCAAAAATCATTAGGAAACCAACCAGCTACTAAAGCGTTAAACATCTTTTCGATAGTTGTCTTTCCCGCTCCAGGTATTAATGACACGCACAATATATCGTATTTATCATCAATCATGCCCTGTAAGGCTTCTATTAATCCCATTTTTAAGAATTGTTTGCGACGTGGCATATAAAATCGTTCTTTAGGCTCTCTTTTCTTTTCAAGATATCTAAATCCGCTATCAACAACTTTGTGTTGAGCTTCAATCAGTAAAATATCATAAAACCAATTAATCAGCTCATATTCCGTTTTATTTGCAAACGCATACTTTTCCAAATCCCAAATCGTGCCACCTGTTTTAGCCGTGCAGAAGTCCTCTATAAGCTCTTTTGCCCTCTTAGTGAGTTGTAGTCCATACTCAATATCTTTCTCGCCATTTATGGCTACACTGCAAGCGTCTACATAGGCATTAATTACCTGTTCATCTATTCCGTTTTTTTCTATGTAATTTTCATATCCATTGATTGTAGAAATAAGGCTCTGACTAGCCATAAGAAAAGCACCTCCACTTTTCAGCAAAGGTGCTTATAGACCTCTGCCTATAACTGTTTTAGGGTAGCGACTACAACCAATCTGTAGCCGGTAAAATTTTGTTAGAGTAGTACATCATTGACAACCGGATGCAATTTCTGCAAAAGTGCATTGTAATTATCAATTACATACTTTGCTGGAATCATATATGCTTTAATGCCATATATTTCCGCAGTCTGTCTTTCAATATGACAGCCGTTCCAATCATAGTTTTCACATATTCCAATAAACACATCAGCCTGTGCCAGCTTCTTAAGACTTTCACCTAAATACCATACAGCTTCATTGTTGTTTTTAGGTGGATTATCCTCGATATAACTGTCGATAAGCTCTAATTCCTCGCCCTCGTATATTTCAGCAATCTTTTTCATTTTCTGAATACTTGCTTTGATTTCTTCCTCTGTTCTGCCTTTCATCGGCACACTTACAAATAACTTCTTCATAGCTTCTATCTCCTTTTCTATGTTTTATCAGCCTTTAACTTTCTAAGGTTAGCGGCTACAATCAATTTGTAGTCGGTAATATCACTTAATCAATATCTGCAATGCTTTCTACAAAGCAATTGTAGTAGATATATCTCTTACCATTAAAATCAAACTTAACATATTCACCATCGTTTGTATCAATATCAATCTTGCCTTCATATGTTGCGAGTTCTTTACCATCTGCCGTGTATACAGTAATTGTTCTTTGCATATCGCCATTTACATCGCTTTTCATATCTGTTACCATTCTGTCCCATGACGCACATCCGGTCATTCCTAAGCATAATGTCAATCCTAACACAACTGCTAAAATTTTTTTCTTCATAAAATCTCCCTTCATCGCAAACAATAGTCTGCTTCTTCTAATTTATCTGCTATTCTTGTCATTTCAATCTGTGTCCCGTTTTCGTCTTTTGTACCGACAGTTACATATCTGTTGCTTCCACTTGCCATATCTCCAAGTCTTATTTCTGTTTTATCATCATTAAACTTGTAGCATTTACGCATTTCTTCAATGCAGTTATTCATTTCTGATATTTTCATTGCTTATAAATCTCCTTGTTTCCTCGGTTATTTTAGAGCATATAGCGAAATTCATTTCAACGTGGCTTTGTGGCAGTCTGCCAAACTTTTTCAAAGCATATTTTTCTACTGCTTCTCTTGAAATGTCTATGCCAAAATTTCTCAATGCTTCTTTAGACGGCGGTTGATACTCTGATAAAGGATTGTCAATGTCATTCATTCCTCATAAACCTCTCAAAATCTTTCCTGCACTTAGGGCATAAGTCAATTTGCTTTGTCTTTGTGCAATAGTATTCGTCCAATATAATACTGTCTATACCGTCTCTACTTATAACCGGCTCTATTCTCCCTTGTTCAATTTCTGCAAATATTTCTTTGAAACACATAGGTCTTTTTAAATTTACGGTTCTTAGATAAGGGAATATTCGGTCATACCATATTTTAGGCTTTTCTATTTCAGCACCGCACCTATCGCAAGTGCGCCATTCTTTTTGATGTTTCATATGAACCACCCTCACTTATCACATTCGATTCCCGGAATGAATGTTCTTTTACCTATACAAGCATCTTCAAAAGTCGTAGTTTCTATTGAACATCCGCAACTAACCGGGTCTAATGGACAATTTTCATGATTAATACATGTGCATAAAATTTCTTTTTCCTGCTTCATCATTCCACCGACTTTCAAACTAACCCTAGCATACATAAAATATCAAGTCCTGATATTCTCTCCGCACCCTCTCTTGTGTGCATAAGAATATCTTTAAGTTTTTCATTTTCTGCATCGCTGTATTTATTTCTATCATACGCTTCCGAAAAACAATAATATTTGCAATATCCATAGCCTGTACCAAGCATGTTTCCGTGAATGCTCTTTCCGACAATATCGTAATATTTTGGTACTTTTAAAACGTTATGTTCTTCATCCATGGTACATTCCTTTTGCTCTGCTTCTAGTTTTGATTGAAGATATTTTAAAAAACTAACAATATCTTTTTCCGTTTTGGAAATATATAAAATAGTTTCTTTCATTCTTCCACCAACTTTCTACCGCACATAGGGCAAAAATTAATTTTTACGGCTCCTGCAACCTCTTTTCCATCGCTATTGTCGAAAATCATGTTATTTTCAGCTCCAAAAAGGACTAAATTTCCTTTACAATCAATGATTTTCTTTTTACCATTGCAAAATTCACACATATCACTTCTTCCCCCATAAATTATCTGGTAATTCCTCACCACCATAAATCTTGTTAGCGTATTTCTTAAATGTCGGTACGCTACAACCTGCTACTTTCGCCGCCTTTACTTGTGAAGCTTGCCCCGATATGTATAAGTTAATTGCTTCATAGAACTTCTCTTTGTTTAGTGGGTGTACGCCCATAGCCATAATAATCACTCCTTTACATCTCTATAAATCTATTTGCCAGTTTGCCAAGATATTCAGCATTGGCAAAATGTGTTATTGAGTAGTTGGTGCTTTCTCTATGTTCTCTGATAAAATGGTCGTTAATCATTCTCTGTAAAACTGTAATGCCCTTATCGTCTGTTTCGTATATAGCATCAGCGTCGAAATGTCCGTGTTCTGTATCTGTGATAGTCGATAGGACTGAACATACATTCTTTAATGTCTTATCTGTAAGTATTGGATGTACTTTGTGGAAATAGATTTCATATAACTGCATATACATCTTAAATCCGTCTTTAACGCAATCACATATAGCTGAATTATCTATGTCGTTGTCACAGATGTTATTGAACCTATCAATCATATCTTTTTCCTTAAGCAACATTTCATCTCTTGTGGCAGCTCTTGCCGTCGGTTTCTCTGAAAACGATGTATGTACCTCTCCATCAATGTTAATTGATGTATTGTCCTTATTAGTAATTTCTGGATTATAATCTCTGTTTAAGTAATCTATGTTAGTATTATCTGGTATTGCTTCGTCACTAGCTTGTGTTTGATTTTTCATTAGCTCATTATTGATTACGCACTCGTGCACAATGGTTTTTTCATTTTCCAGTATTTCAATTCTATAATCACTTAATGGATAACCATTCTTTTTAAGGTCTTTTGCAATATTTACAAGATTTACCCTATATTGTAATGTTCTATCCCACTTATATTTAGGGTTATTTCGCTTTGAAATATAACCCATATTCACCAAATCGCTGATATATCTTCTTATCTGGCTTGCAGATAAACCTAACATAACCTCATCAGCTAATTCTTCGGCGGTTTTATATATCCAACCATAGAAAAGCTCTCTTTCTTCTTCTCCATTGTTCTTCGCAATCTCATTTTCTTTCTTGATAAACTTATCGGCATCCGAAACTCTTTCAGACCAATAGATAAACTGATTGAGAATGATTGCTTTTCTATAATCGTTTGTTATTGATAATAAATCTTCTCTAATTACAGCCTTTTTAATTTTTATGTCTGCCATATTTTACCTCCTACGATAGATAACCCTACGATTTATATAAAAACAGTTACCAGGAGTTCGTAGGTTACTCTTTTCGTGTTGCAATCACTAGGCAACTGATTTTACCAATATTATTCTGGCTTGTTCATCTCAAAGAAATGTTTCTTACATCTTGATTCGTCACTGTCAAAGCTACAATCTGGCTTGAATCGTTTTTGGCATTCATCACAAGACCAAGATGTTACACCTCCAAGCTCTGAAACAGCACCGCAAAGCTCGTACAATTCATCATCTGTGCAATTCAGCACATAATCCGCAAGTTCCATTCTTATTTTTCCGATTGAACGATGTTTAATCAACTTTGCCATTTTATTTACCTCCACGAATGATAATTTCCACGATTTTAGATATAACAACAAACAGGCAGTCGTGGTCTGCTTTTCGGTAGCTAACCTAGTTTGTTGTAATCGGATAGACAGGACTCGAACCTGCATAACTGGTTTCTGAAAATACATTGTTGCTGATTACAGACGACTCCTGCCTATCACTTGGCAATGTTATTACCAGTTATCTTCTTTGATTGCTTACCTATTTGCATACTATCCGTTGTACAGTTTCTTGTGTTGGAAAGTATTTATGGCACTTCATTACGCTATCTGCCATCCTGTTCGCAAATCAACCAACACAAGCATTTTAATTATTCAGCAGGGAATACTGCAACGCCTGCTTATTCGGGAGCTACCCGACCGATTGATGTGGTGTGGATTTGAACCACACATGAGATTCCGTCAGTTAGTCTGCACCTACGAATAGGGATAAATGGATTTTTATTTTCTAACGGATTTATTGGTGTAATTGCTTACAGCTATTTACCAGACTTGTTCTAGCAATCCTTATCGCACACCGTTCTCTTAACCATTAATTAGCGTTTACCCATTTCGCCACACATCAACGCCACATTTCGGGCAACCGCCGTGTTAGGGATTTGAACCCCAGAGACTTTTACATCCAGACTGTTTTCAAGACAGCACCCTCGACCAACCGGACACACGGCAAATATAGCAGTGTAGTGGAACTGCTATATTTGAAATTGCTTTTGCCACTACTTTGTACAATTTCATGCGGACTTTCTACCGCTTACGGCAAGGTTCACCTCTGTCGTAAGTTAGCGCCGACATCGTGAATCGAACACGAACAACATTTCTGTTGGATAGCTTAGCAAGCTATTGGAATACCTTTATCCCATATCGGCAAATACCGCCTGTAACGGCTATCAAGGGAAAATGCAATAATATTTTGGGAAAATATCGAGAAGAACCTTGATAAGTTGATTTTCACACCTCTATGCGAGGCAAACCTCTCCGAGTGGTCTTGCACCGCCCTTAACTGAAACAAATCCAAGAGAGTACATGAAAGGAGGACTACCTTAAAATGCAAAACAGTTCGGTAGTCTAACTATTCCGACTGGATCTAATGCCGGAAATAGTTTAACTACCCCAGTGGGATTCGAACCCACGCTAACGGAATCAAAGTCCGGTGCCTTACCGCTTGGCTATGAGGCATTGATATGGCTATTCTGACAATTCTATGTATTTGTCAATGTACCACTTAGCTTTTTTAATATCCTCTAAGCCATTCTTGTTATTATGTCTGTAAATGTACTTAAAGGCATTACATAAGCAAAAGTTCTTAACGGCTTCCTTGCCCTGTGTTTCCAACATAACATCTATACATTCAAAGCTGCCAGTCTCATAATGGCTTGGATGATTAACATTGTCATTTACCGGCTTTTCATTGATGCTAGGTGCAACGTCTTTGAGTGGAGTAAAATTATCTTCCTCGCCACCATTATTAACGCAGCTTTTACATGGCTCTGTGCTAAATAGCAATGATTTGTTTGTGCAATCAACACAATATCCACTAATTTGAATGTTATTCATTAAACATCACCTGCCTGTCTATGATTAGCTCTGTAAGTATCAAATCCCTCTGGATATCTTGCTTTCAGCTTATCAATGTTAATCTGCATGATTTCATCAAGGCTGAACTCAAAAGAATCGCACATTAAAGCTAAGTACCAACATACATCGCTGATTTCACGCTTTAAATGTTCGGCATCTAACTGCTTTTCATGGAAAATCCATTTTTTAAGCATGTCGTTAAGCTCTCCAACCTCGCCGGATAAACCTAATGCAGCATTAAGAACACCACCTAATTCAATCTCTGGCGTATCTTCACCGCGATTACCAATCTTTAAGTTATTAATCTTATTCAGAAGCCTATCTGTAGACTTTTTATTGTTAGTACGCATAGCCAAAGCCTGATACTCTGCTCCCTGCATTTCTAACTCCTAACTCTTTTTTATTTTTTAAAATTTTTTGGAATTTACTCGGCTGAATTAGCCGTTTTGATGTGTGTATTTATTGAATATCTTGTGAATAATTAAGATGTGTCTATTATACACCTATCTATCAGATTTGTACAGTAGATTTATTGATTATATTATATGGGTTATTATCAGGACTATATATTAATAAATATAATGGTTATTGTATATAGTTTAATAAATTATTATTGGTTGGTTATGTATATATAAATATATATAATAAGCCTTTTTATCTTTGGGGTTGGAAAAGCGACTTAGTTGGGCGTGCAATGCGTGTATATATAACCCCCACGCCCTGCGTTTGTGTATCTTGCACAACGAAATCAGCCAGAGCGGAGCCATTGCGCGATGAATAATTATCACGCAATCGCTGTTAATCCGCTTGTTCACTAGCTTTGTCGTGCTTTTATCGTTCAAATATTCTGTTTTATCACTTCGCTAAACTCAACTTTAGCGAAATCATTACATAATATGCAAAAGTGCCACAAACCGCTTGTTTACTGGCTTTGTGGGTTTTCTTGTACATCTTGCACAATAATTTCCTGTTGTGCAATTTGACGAACATTAGAACCTTGGGCATTTCCAGATGTGCCAAGCCGCGGAAGGTCTGCGGCTGTTTTAATGACCTTTGCAGTGCTTTCTCTGCTCACACCTGGAAGATTCCAACCAAAACGACGATTCATGACCGCAAGCTGTCCGACTGGGTTCTTGCCAGACCAGAGCCGTGCTTCCCCACTAGATTCATAATCTTTTGACAGTTTTTCCCACAAATCGTAAGCCGAAGTACTTAGTTTTGACGCTCTCTTCTCATTAGCCCAATCATATATAACGGTTTCATTTATACCAGTTAATTTACAATAACCACTTATAGTACATATTTTATTATACTTATAACACACATATATATAATAATCTGCTATATAATTTAAGTACTCATAATTATAACTATTACAATTACTATTATTTATATTACTATATTGATTGTTATAATTATTATTATTATATCCCTGTAATTTACCCTTTAATTTTAGTCTGTTAGTACCTTTGAAAGTATTATTATATACATAAATTAAAGCGGCATAAAAAAGGGATTGCGGAGCCGCTGCCATGTCCTCAATGTTTTCTTCCGCACAAAATCTTTTAAAATACATATCAATTTCATTTTCAAAAATTTCCTGACTTTCTGGTGCTTCCTGTACTTTCTCCATGTGTTTGTTCCCCTTTCTGCTGGATCTGCTCCAGCTGATTAATTATTATATATTTAATAACATAAAAATAACCCGATAACAATACTAATATTATCGGGTGTAAATCTTATATATTTAATTATTAGCAATATAATAACACAATGAATATAATTAATCAATAGGCATTAAAAAAGCGATGTATAACAGATATACACCGCTTAAATATTATATATTAATTGTTCAATAGCTCTTCTTTTAACTCATTAGAATATAAATATTCATTCATTCGCTGGAGCTGTTCCGGGCTCTCAACTTCCACAGCTTCAAAACTATATGGGCATGTCATCCCGTCATATGACTTTATTAAGTACGCTTGTAAGTCATCTACATCTTGGAGCTTTCCCCACTCTTCCCAATTGGTAACTGCTTCGTCCTCCTCCGGTTTAAAAAGCTCTTTCAATTCCTTAAATGTGTATAAAGCGCATTCGCTTTGTGCGTTCCTTTCGTTCTTGTCAATAATTGTATATGCTTTCATAACATCCACCTTTTAGCCTTTCTTAATTATTTTCCTTTTCACATTCAAAGCCTAATAAAATATCACTTGCCAGCTCTTCGCTTATTTCCTCTTCTGCGATTGGCTTTCTGATCTCTGCTCCGATTATTTCATCAAGACTTGCGTCTATGTCAGCAAGTGCCTTTTCTCTGCTAAATCCAAGCTCAACAGCCTTGCTTAATAATTCGATTGTTCTCATCCTTTCCACCTTTCGCACCGTGTGCGCCTTTCTTTTAATGTACCTTAAGTATATACCGATAGCGTTATATTGTCAACACTATTTTTAGTGTTATTTAAAAATATTTTATTTTTTCGTCATTGGTTGGTACTATCTCTAATATATCGCTCGGCTGACATCTTAAAATAATGCATAATGTATTTAATGTCTTTGTATTAATATCGCTTTTATTCCTCAAATTCTGCATTGTGCTCTCGCTCAATATCTTCTCTTTTCTCATTCTATTTGCGGTGTAGCCACGCTGCGCCAGCTCTTTTAATACATCTATTTTATATGTAAGCATTTCAAAGCTCCTTTCTGTTTTGTTTTTTATATTATATATAAAATATTGCAGTTTTGCAACACTTAAAAATAAAATTAAAAAACATCTTAAAAAGTGTTGACATACACCTTATAAGGTGTTAATATTAAGCTACAAAATAAAGAAAGCGAGGGAACAAATATGAATAAACAATACAGACTTGTAACAGAAAGCGGTAAAATTTTATTAGGCGGTGAGACATACAGCCGCCGAGGAGCTGAAAGCTGGTTTGATGGTTTCAATGGAATCTATGAGGATGACGAAACAGGAGCAGAAGAAAGAATATACATTGAGGAGGTAACAGAATGATAATAGGGTTATTAGAAAATGGTAATAAATGCGTTTACGATTTGCCGACGGAAATTAAGACAGCAGCAGAGCTTAAGGCTCTTATATATGGCTATAATAACGGAAGAATGGCAGAAAGCCAGAGAGAAGAACTTTATAACCAGCCTAAGTTATTAGGCTTAAATGGTCCTATGTGGAACGGCTGGGGAACTCTTGCAAGCACGGGCGAGACGGTCGCAATTATCCGTTATGAAAAGCCTGTCAAATACTAGTCGAAACCGCCACTTTTGGCGGTCTGCAGGAACTGCCCCACCTGCACTGATGAGACAGGGCGCATAATGAAAGGATGGTTAATATTATGAAAACAATTAAACTACAAGGAATACACACACCGCAAAAAGCAATTCCGGCGGCAGAATTAAAGCCGGGAATGGTTACAGTTTGGAATTTTGGTTACACTTCCACAGTTAAAAGCGTAGAGCCTACCAAGAGCGGAAAAAGCGTTAAATGCGTTATTATTTCCGACGAAAGCGGAAACGAACACACTAGAACAATGCGAGCTGATAGGCTTGTAGGAGTTAAAGAGGAAGAGCCAAAAAATCCAATTGATAAGGCACTTGCAAGCAGACAAAAAACATATAGCGGAATATATAGCGATGTCGGCACAGCATTAGACACTTTTAGTACTTCGGAGCTTGCAGAGTATTATATACAACGTTTTGGTGGCAGCGCATTGCGTTATTTCCTCGAGCAAGGAATAATTTCCGCAGAAATTAGCAAAGAAAAAGAAGCGATATAATAGCAAGGTCGGCTTTCCCGGGGTTCGATTCCCCGGCTTGCTTTACCCGTAAGGGAATAAATAAAAGAAAGGTAAAAACATTATGAACAGATTAGAAGAAGCAAAAAAGGCATTTTTAGAAGTTAGAAGCATTTTGACAGAAAAACATGAAGACTTTGCGCTTGCAAAAGCATATAAAAAGCCTTGGAAGTGGTACAAGGAACACACCACGCAAGAAGCTATTAAGATTTTAAGAGCAGAAGCAAAAGCAAACTAACCGCCGCAGAGAATGCCAGCCGGACCGATGCCGGCGGCGGTTTTTCCTATAAGGGATAATATTAAGAATATGGAGGTTTTAAATTATATGGAAATTAGTAGAATTAAGAAGATTTTAGACGCTCACAGCACGCCATATTACATTAAAGGTGGGCGCATTTTCGCAGATTGCGTGTTTGCGTTTCACGAAAAATTCGAAGATGTAACAGGTTGGAGCAAGTCGCAGCTTTACGCATGGCTAGGATATTAACAGGGGGTATATTATGGACTTTGTAAACGGATCTAAGGCGCTTGTTGTATTGGGGCGCACAAAAAGATTTTGTTGTAACGCTTTTGAGGTTTACGATTTTTTAATTGAAAATGGTATTGTGTGGGAATTAGCATTTGAAGCGAGGGTTTGGGTTCAAACGGCGGATATTGGCGAAACATACAATGAAAACGGTTTTGATATTTACATAGAATAATTCAAAAGGGCGTACAATCTGCGTCCTTTTTGGCTTGCTGTGGGTTCTGGTTGGTTCGATTCCAGCCGCAAGCATTCCCATATTAATAATAATATGGTATAATATTATAATATTTGAAAGGCGGCATTTTATGCATTTTTTAAGGTTCGGGGAAATCCCCAAAAATGAAAAATCTATCAATTTTCTAAAAATGACAAACGACCAGAACGACAACTTTACATATGCATTTGATGTATACGGATATAACGAAGCGTTGGAATGTGTGCCAGAATGCGCATATGAAAAAGGTGTTTCTTGCTTTGGTTTTAAAAACAATGTACCGGTTCTTGATTCTATTGAGCTTTTACGCTCTTTTTGTGCTAGAATAAAAGATAAATGTTATATTATCGAAGCTAAGCAGATAAGCACAGGCAACGACGGTGAGCCGCTTGTTAAAAATGTGCAGATTGTGGAAGAATGGCAAACAACGGAGAAAGAACGCGCACAGCTTGCACACAATATATTATGCGCCATGTTTAGCAATGTTAAAAAGCTGTCGGAAGATGATTGCACGGATTATATATTGTACAGCTTCACAGACTGGAAGACAAACAAGAAAAGCTATGTTTTTAACGGCTTCGAATATTATAATTGAAAGCGTTTTAAGGCTGTTTTACTTTGTAAGCTTATAAATCTACATCGGTACAATAAAACCGCCGCACAGGGCAAATCACAAAGCCACAAAGCCAAAATAAACACGAACCGCAGCCAGCAAAGTTTATATATGGTGCTTTACCCTGCTAAAGTTTTTCATCAATTTTCAAGGGCAAATCTGAACAAAATTGAGGTCAAATTTTGGGAAAAGTTTTTCACGGATTTTTGAATACAAAATTGCATATGACCGGGGGTTTCAAAAATTTCACATTATATTTTATGAGAAAATTTTTTCAATTTTTAGAGTAAGATTTAAACAAAATCTAAACCAAATTTTGAGATTTTTTAAAAATGAAATTGTGAATACAAAAAGTCAACCCACGGGGGTAAAGAAAAATTTTACCTATATTCCGTGGGTTTTAAATTAGTTTATAAAAATAATTGGCTTATCATCATCAAAAAGATTGCTCACAACTTCTTGCCCTTTATCCACTAAATAACAAGAAACTTTCTGAAATCGCCTAAGACCCTCAATGATTTCGTATTTGTTATTAATTCTATATATAGTTCCTGCAAAATTGCCTTTATTAACAGGAATATAAGATTGCATAGCAAGTGGAGCAGGTACACATTTATCAAGCTCCTTAAGTTCTACAATATCTACTGCTTCAATCTTACATAAATCACCATATTCGCCCAATGATGGATATACCGGCGGATTTAGTAAAGCATGGTATATATCATCTATGTCACTATCATCAGCTTTGATGTATATAGTTGTATATAAATCAACTAGCATTAGATGATATTTAACTGTACTAACCCAGCCGGTATGGCTTCCGTCTGCATAATCTGTTATAACATCCCAACGCTTAAGCATTTCATCGCTAATTTTGTTGAAATTATAGCCACCGTGCCATTCTTTTTGCACCTTAGTATTATAAATTCCTTTGCCAGTAACAAAATAATCTAATTTATGATACCTTTTCCATTGACACATTGAATGAATAAACCCATTAACTGTGCTAAATGGTGGCAAAGGGTAGCAATCTGCACCTTTTGGCGCTGATGGATTATTGAATCTAGCCATTTCTTGATACATTTTTAATCTTACAACTCTCATAATAAAACCTCTAAAATAAAATAAGTTGCACCTATACAAAAATGTATCAATGCAACTTTCCACTATGGTTCTATTAAGGTGAAATGATATATTAATTATCAATTGTTTACATCTATTAAATAATAGCATTTTTAAGCATTACTGTCAATACAACATTTTTCTGTATAAATCAATGCTTTACTTGAATACCGGCATTGACTAAGCTCATATATTAATATTTCCTTTGTCATAGTCGGATTAGTCTTTTGAATTATCTTTAACAACTCATCTATACTCATCATCCCACTCTCCTAGCTGCTCCTAAAACCATATCAACAATGTCAAACACTTCATCTCCATAAGTTGCTACAAAATCGCACAATATCTCTTCTTGTTCAATAGGCAAATACACATCATAGGACATACAGATTGCGTGACATACTTCGTGTATCAGCACTTTGCGTTGCATAAATCCACGCAAGGCATTTGATAGATAAATTGTATGTGTATTTCTATCGGTTACACCTAGCACAGAAACATTGTCTGACCGCTTTAATTCGCTTGAATTTGAATTTTCATATTGTACTCGCCACATTGTGCCATTAATATTAAAAATCATCTGTATGCTCCTTTCTGAATGAAATAGGCTATGAATATTGCTACTCATAGCCCTTAATCTTAGAATTTTGACATAAGATTATTCATATTATTCTTAATTAAACTCTTTTCTTCGGTTGTTGCGTTATCACTAACTATTTTAATTATTTCGTTAGTGACAGTTTTGATGTATTTATCTAACGCTTTCATCCTTTGTTCTTTATCCTCTGGCGTAGTGCCACTGTGCATTTCCTTAGTTTCTGTATAATTTCTCTTTGCTCTGTCATAGCCGCTTTCGTTCATTGGCTCTGTATAGTACATCTTGCCATAATCTCTATCCATATCCCTCATATGCTCTGCTTCTGGGTACATGTGCATATAAGGCGGTTCTTCATATCCTCTGCGGTATGTTCCTTTACCTTTTGGGGCGAATCTGCCATTAGCATAGCGGTAGTGGTCGTAAAATCTTCTGCCATTTTCTTCGCCATATTCTGTCTTAAGACTTCTTAGGAGCTCTTTGTCGTACTCTTCTTCCTCTTCATCAGCCTTTTTCATAGACTTAACGATAACTGCACGATATTCAGCTTCACATAAATCCTTAATCATATCCACAGCTTCTGACATTTCCTCAACATTTACATTTTCAATGCCCTTATCAAGTTCAGATAGTGTCTTTTCGGTAAGGCACTCAACCATTTTGTGTATTCTTTCAATATGCATAACGTCAAGCCTCCCTTACTGCGATTAAGTTGCTGTTCTGCACCTCAACAGCCTGTGTAGATGTATTCTGCACCGCTACTGTACTGCAGCAGCCACAAGGTACATCAACATATGCTTGTGCTGATACGTTAAATAAATTTTCAACTGCGGCTGGCGTTACAACCATTCGTGTTGACTGCAAAGGCTCTCCATCTACTGCAATGGCAAGTGATATAGCTCCAACTGTACCGCCTGTAGGTATCTGAATGTTTCCGCTATAAGATACTAAAAATCTAGCCTTGCACTGATTTGTAATACCTCTTAACTTGATAATTCCGCTTCCTTGTCTGTGGACTATACATTTAGTTCCGCATACTGGTGTTTCTGTAAATGCAACATCTTCTCCGGCGGCAACTGTTTGTAATGCAATTCCTGTTATTTCCATTATCTTTACCTCTCTTTCATAAAAATAAGGGCAAACATTATAGTCTGCCCTTTGATTATAAGTAATACTGCTTAGCAGACATAATCGAGTTAAACTCAATTAAGATACTCAATTATTCAGTTTTAGCAATTACAGCCGGTATTGCAACCGTATCCATAAGCATAAGCGTTAGGATTAGGCACAACATAAGCTGGAATAGCTGTAGGGTTTACAGAGTTGACAATCTGCTGTGTCTGTGCTGTCATTGCAGTAGTCAGAAGTGCATTCTGTCTATCCTGTGAAGCAGAAAGCTCAAGTTTCTGTACCTTATCTCTCAAATCTGCATTTTCCTTTGTACATAAGTAATCAAGAATAGCTCTTGTTCCTGCCTGTTGGCTGTCAATAATATCTCTTGTATTATTGTTCATTGTGTTCTGTAAAGCACAAGTGTTAGTTGCCATGTTGTAGTTTACACCTTGGATAGCTTCACGAGTTTCACAGCAGCAGTTAGCGAGCTGCGCCTGTAATGCATTTGTATTCTGCATATTAGCGACTGTATCAGCATTGATAGCCTGCTGTATGCCATAGCCTGTCTGCATAATATTTGTGTTAATGCCATTAAAGCCAGTGAGCATACTGTTGTTCATAGCGTAGAAACCATCACAAAGTCCGTTAGAAATGCCATCTAACTTGCTGATAACTGCCTGATTGTCAAAACCCCTCTGTATAGCTGAATCAGTGTAGCCTGCGCCGTTGCCATTTCCACCGAAACCGCCCCAGCCGTTATTTCCCCAGCCAAAGATTAAGAGAATTACAATCCACCATGCACCATTGCCCCACATACCATCGTTATTACGATTATTGCCTGTTACTGCGGCAATATCTGCGAGACTAACTCCGTTTGAATTAAACATCTTGTTTACCTCCATTTATTTTATTAACAAATGGGATAACCGGTCATTATGTGCGCACAACCCAAAATGTCCTAATTCATCATTCCCTTAATATCATTAAGGTTTATTCCTTGCGCATTCATAAAATTACTTAAAATTTGTTCTGCGCCTTGTGTGTTTCCACTGTTTATCTGATTAAGTAAGTTTTTTGCCATTGGATTGCCTTGTTTAGCAGACTGCTGTAAGCAATTCATAGCCATTTGCTGCGGATTCTGAATTGACTTAAGTTGATTTATGGTTTGAATTAACTGCTGGTTCATTCTTCATCACCGCCTTTGCTTTGAGTTCTTGAAGTTTTTCTTTGCGTTCCTAAAGATTTATCAAATCTATCTTCCAACTGCCCTATTTTCTCCGACAATTCCTCAAATTTATTCAGAAATAGCTGTGTGCTTTCGTCTGATAGGGTAAATTTAGCATTTTCTGCGTTAGACATAGAATTTACTGTCTGATTATCTTTTGGGGCTGTATAAGGCTTGTACACAATCGTGTTAATAGTTCCGTCAGCATTCCAGCCCTTAACATAAATCTCCGACATATCCTGCTTCGGGAAAAACGCCATTGAACCATCCATAGGCACTTCATTTGCATTAATATTTTCAACTGTCTGTACTATTCTTCCGTTAATGCCTGCTATCTGCTGGGGCATAGGCTGTTGATTCATCTGTATAGGCTGTTGTAGGCTTTGCTGATAATTTTGTAAAAAGTTCATTCTATCCGCATATGGATTCTGCATAGGCATATAATTATTATTCATCATAGGTGTTGTCTGATAAGGATTGTTTATCATCTTCTACCTCCTCCAAGACTTCTTCGATTGCGTGGATAGCAAGAGATAATGTTACTAAGTCAAGTTTCTGCAATTCTTCTTTACTCAAGATTTTTTCTCTAACTTCATCAGAAAACATTCGCACTACCTCTCTTTCTAACTTAATTTTGGCATAAAAAAAGAGAAGAACATTATCAAGTTCTTCTCATATTTACATCACGCAAAAGCTCTTTTATTCAATTGTCTTTATCCGTACACCATTAAATTTTCCGTACGCCATTTTTACACCATTTTGCCATTGAAATACATAGAAATATATAGATTTATGTGGTGTATAGATGGAGTAAGCACTTTTATTTTATCCTCCGCAAAATCCCTTAAATACAGTAATTATCATAACTTTCATTAAGGTCATAAGGAGTTATCTG